GCTGACGACGCTTGCCGACGCGGCCAGGTTAGTCGACCCGCTGTAGGTCACGTCGACCACGGGCGCTACCGAGCATCCGTAAATCGTCCCGACCGCCTGAGTGCCGCACCCGGCCCCGGAATTAGTACAGTCGTAGCCCAAGGTGGCGACGGTGCCGCTCAGGCCGCCCGCGTAGCGCACAAACGCGCTTGTGACAGCGCCGCCGCTGACGTGCCAGCCTATCGCATTGTAAGGCGGGACGCCCGGCAGATTGGACGTGACCTGCGACTCGTTGGTTAGCTCGACCTTGTAATCCGTGGCACCAGTCACGTCGGCGACCGTGCCGGAGGACGTGTTGTTGTAGCTTCCGAGCTGGGAAGTCCAGGTGATTTGTTCCGAGCCTCCCGCCGTTAGCTGAGGCAGAAAGAACGTGAACACCCCGCCGCGCAGCGACCCGTCAGGCCAATACACAAGTTCATCGGCCTGGTAGAGAACAGGCGATCCGCCGACGGTCGGAACCGCGATATAGCCCGTGGGCACAGCTCCAAGGGCGAACCAAGCCGGCTGCTGCTTGGGGAAGCAAGTGTTGCCGCTGGTGATGCAGGTCTGTTTCGCAGCCGTCGGCGTCGTCGAGCCGGACGTATTTGTGACCATCATCGTATAGACGACAGAGCTTCCGCTGCTCGGCGGCGATCCGCCATGAACCCTGATCAGCAGTGCCGCGTCGAGCGGCCCGGCGGCGGCCAGGATCAACAAAAGGGCGAGCCAAAGGCGCTGAATGTATGTACGATAGCAGCTGGCGCGGCTCAGGGTCGCGATCCCGGAGGCAAAACGTGAAGCATCTTCGCTCGAACGACGCCGGGCTGTGGCAGATTTTGCGCGGATTCTGGTGGATGATGCGGTCTTACCGCACGCTGCGGCGACACCAGCTACCGCTGCCGCCAGGGTCGTGAGGATTCCCTGCATCACGGCCCCATGATAGTCGCGAACCGCATCGACCGGGTTCCCGACGCGCCGTTGCTGTCCTGCGTCCACCCGCCCCCGGTATTAACCCACTCGCTGCCGTTCGCTGCACCATAGGTGTTCGCGTTGTCATAGGCCGTAGCGACACAGCCGTAGCTTGAGCTGTTGTTGGCCGAGATTTCCATCGCGTACTGCGTGCCGGAGGTCAGCGATGGCGGCGAGCCAAAAGTCACGTCCTGGTCTTGCAACGACCACGGGAGGCCGGACGCGGTAATCGAGGCGGTCGCCAAGATTGTTCCTGGCGCGCTCCCGGTCCATGCAGCGATCGTGACCGTAACTGCGTTGGTTCCTGGATACCCAGCCCCAGTGCAACTCGCGGCGGTACAATTTTGAGCCAGCGACGTATGGACCGCATTCAAGTGTCCGCTTACCCCGGCCTTGAATACCTGCAACCGCGAGACGCCACTGACGATATCGCAGATGTCCCCAAAGTTGGCGTTCCAATTTGATTGATCGGTGCCGCTCGGCGGGCTAGGTGGAGGGAGTGCCGTGACTCCCGTCAAGGTCACAGTTGTCGGACACGTCAGCGTATTGATTGCCGAGCCCGTAAAAGTAAGTTCCTGAGTGAAGGAGTTGGCGAGCCCCTGATTGAAGAACCCCGTCGAGTGGTCGCCCTGTGTCTGGCTTGCCGTTCGATTCTCTGCGGCATTAAAGAAATATACCGTGCTGCCGCCGACGGTCTCTTGGCTTGTCGTAAACGGCTGGCCGCCGCAGGTGATCGTGCTGATCGCCCCACCCCCAGTCCACGTGGCGGCGGTCAGATTACTTGTTGCTGTCGTTGTGGCATAGTCCGTATCGGTGCCATTGCACCAGAAGCAGGGGGTTCCGTAGGTAATGTATGAGACGCCGAGCCTAGTAAAGAAACCAAGGCCCTCCTTGTCGGTTGGCGAGATCACCCCAGAGAAAGTGCCGTTTCCGCTTGTGTAAGTGGAGTTAAGCTCCTCAATGTGCATCACAAGCGTATGATCGGAATAAAGAATGTACGGGTTGCCGTCCGTCCAGACGAACGGCACCATGTCGTCCATCGGATAGTTAGCTCCGCCTTCCAGCGTCGGGGCGGCCTGATTGGTGCAACCACTCGATGGGGTTGTGCATGCGACTATCCCAACCCCGACCGTGCTCGGGCTGTAGGTCAGGAACCACAGAAGGTATGTGGAGGTCGATGCGTTATAGATTATCCGCTGCCCATTGCAGGTCTGAATTGCCGTCGATAGACCGTTGCACAGAGAGTTCCAACTGGTCGGAGAGAAAAGGTGGCCGAGATTGGTCCAGTGAACTCGATCCGTCGAGGAAAAGACCAGAAATCCGCACCACTGCGACCCGGCCACCTCGGCAACAAATCCGCACGACCAATCCACCGTGTATCGAAACCATGTCCCCACAGGGCAGCTTGGCATCCCCGCCTGACACTGAAGGTAGGAATCTTGCCCGTCCTGGATTTGATTCCCCGTCGTGTCGAGCGTCATCACCTGGTTAGGGATCGCGGTGCCGAGGCCGTCGAAGTTCGTGATGACGGCCGGCGCGGTAGGGCCGCCGCTACCGCGCGGCTTCAACAGACTCGCGTCGGCATGGCTGGCTGCAAAAAGCGCCAGCAGGAAGGCCAGCAGGCGCATCAGGTGCCTTGCTGGGTAAGCGTGCAGCTCGATGGGCTGACTAAGCTGGTCGGCGTACCCTGCGTGTCGACCACCCGCAGCCCCGTAACGGCATTGGTGTCGCCAGTGTAAACTGCCGCTATGACGTTGCCATAAGTGGCCGTTCCGGTAAAGTCCAAGGCATTATAGGATGCCGCCTTGTTGATACCAGATGTCGCTAAGCCTTGGAAAGCGGTAGTGAAAGTCAATCCAACCGTTCCAGACGTGGCGGTGGCATTGGGGAACAAAGATGTGGTGCCTGGGCTGGTAACTTCAGATGGGGCGGTGGCGCTATTCCAATACTGGATTTCGTTTGTGTAGGTCGCGATTTCCCAAGTTGGCCCCGTGCTCTCTCCATATTGGACGCCGATGCTGTTACCCGATCCGGCGATCAGGTTTCGGCATTCGAGCGTGTAGTTGTTCCGGGTTAGCCCACCAGACGGGAAAAACACAATGCAGGCCGTCGAGCCGGGGCAATTCGCGCTCGTAGCCGGCGTCTGCGTATCAACGCACTGCCCCGAGTAGGTCGAGAGTGTGAAGCCGGAGTCGCAGGTAGCGCCGCCGCTGCCGCTTCCGGTGCAGCCCTGCGACCCGACCGCGATCGTGTATGTCCCGGCCCCGCCGTTGGTCGAAAGCACCTTGCCGATGACCTGGCCGCTCGACGGGCAAGTAGCCGCCCCGGTGTCGTGCCCGTCGCCCGCTGTCGTCGAGCTGATCTGGACGTAATCGCCGGCGGTCGTCGCTCCGTCGAAGGCGAGGCTGGCCTGCCCTTCCTTGGCAATCTGGGCATTACCGCTCGTTCCGGCGCCGGCCATGACGACGCCCGAGATTCCGTTCGTGTCCGTCGTCGCGGCGATGACCGCCGTGGCCCCGACAATCTTGGCGAGCTTGTTGACCGTCGTCCCGGTCGTCCCGGCATTCGTCACGTCAGTCGTGAAGTAGCTGGTCGCAATGTCGAGCGGCCCGGTAATGCCAATGCCGTTTGCGCCGGGGCAAGTGTTTGAAGACGGAAGGTCCAGACAGCCGTTGGAGCCGAGGGTCATGTTGTTGACCGGGCTCGTCGAACCACTGAGCGTCGTGCCCCAGGTGATCGCTGTCGGCGTCGAGCCGGTAGACCAGGTTCCCGTCGTCACGAAAGACATATTCGCTTGCGAGCCGGTCGTGTAGGCCGAGCCATTGTAGCCGCGGCCGGCGACAGCGAGGATCGTCGAGCTTCCCGCGAGAGCAGTCGGAGACGCTACGGTGCCGCTCGTTGCATACCCCGTAAAGACAACGTTACCGCCGTTGCTCGCCAGCGCATTGTATCCACTGTTGCTGCCGTCTACGGCAACATCGAGCACCCCGCCACCTGTCGGCGTCAGGCCGGACGGAACAGAAGCTGTATTGAAGTTTCCGTTAAGGTTGTTCCCGCTGTCATAAAGCCACTTCGGCTCAAACGACACGGCGGTTCCGGTCGTCGCATAGTAGGTCGCCGCGCCGGCCACGGTCGAGTTGTTGACCGTTCCCGAGCCGCCCCCACCACAGAGGTTGCCGGCGACGTTGATCGTCCCGGAGCCGTTGGTCGTGACGGTCGCCACACATCCGGCATTGACCGCGACCGAGCCGCCGGCACCTGTCGTGCCCGCCGCCGACGTGATCACGTCCGGCGAGGTCGCGGCGATCGTGCCGGCGTTGATCGCGTTGATGACCACCCCGCCGTTTGACGGCAAGGTCGTCGATACCGGCACCGTCGATGTCAGGCTCGCGGAATTGAGGTTGATCGTCTGTCCCCACGCGAACTGTGCCACGGTCGGCGATGCGCCGGTCCCGGAGGTCGATGTCGTCGCCTGCGTGACCCCGGCCCCGACGATGGTCGACTCGACGTAGCAGTTCGCCGAGATCGGCGCCGGGCACGAGGTCTCGGCCTGGAAATCGTAGACCTGGCCGTTGTTCAGCAATTCGCCGCCGCCGAGCGCCTGGAGGCCGGTCGGGGTCATCTTCGCCACCGCTGCGGCCGAGGTGCCGTTGACGCTCAGCGTGGTCGCCCCGGTGTTCGCCGTACCGATCGTCGAACGGACAACATAGCCGTTGGTGAAGGCAAAGCCGGTCGGCGCCGTGGTCGCAAGAGTCTGCGCATTTGCTGAGCCGGCTGTCGGGCCGCCTACAAAGATGACCGCAGTGCCGCCGCCGGAGCCGTTTGAGGCGGCGGTGATCACGCCCTGCTGGTTGACCGTGATGTTCGTATTGGTGTAGCTGCCGGGCGTCACGGCGGTCGCCGGGAGGTCTGCATTGACCAGGGCTCGCGGTGTCACGGCGCCAGACGAGCCATTCGGCGATGCCACAACAAGGTTGCCGCTCTCGCTCGTCCCGGTAACTGCCAGCGTGCCAGCCCCAGTCACGGGTGAGCCGCCGACGGTCAGCCATGCGGGCGTTGTCAGTCCCACGCTGGTAACGGTGCCCGCGCCTGACGGCGTAGCCCACGTACCGTCGCCGCGCCAATATGTTGACGATGATGCCCCCGTGCCGGAGTTCAGGTTTCCAACCGGCAGATTGCCTGTCACGCCCGTCGAAAGCGGCAGGCCCGTCGCATTCGTGAGCACGGCCGCCGAAGGTGTTCCGAGCGCGGGCGTCACGAAGGTCGGGGAGGTCGTCAGCGAGATGGCGCCGGAGCCATTTACCGCAAGCCCCAGGGCCGTCGCGACCCCCGTGCCGAGGCCGGTAAGGCCGCTGGCGGGCGCCGACGTGGCGGCGATCGTGCCGGAGCCCGAAACTGCAAGCGACCCTCCCGAGCCGACCACCATTGCTGCGGTCGTGTTCGTGCCGCTGGTCAGGGCGCTAAACGCCGACGATCCGCCGCTACATGCTCCGGCAATCCACGCTCCGCCTGACCCGATCACGCAATCGCCGTTCACGGGAGCCAGAACGCTACCGATCGTCTTTGTGCCGCCGCCAATCGCCAATCCGCCACTCGTGAGCGTGCTGGTTGCCGTAACGACGTTCGTCGCCACGATCCCCGTATCGGTCGCGCTGTTGAGTGGCGTGCCGGTGTTGTTGGCTTGGATGAGATCGCCGGTCGTAGCTGCTCCAGAGCCCGTCATGTTGCCAGCGGACCCACTACATGAGCCGGCAATCCACGCTCCTCCCGACCCGATTACGCAATCGCCGTTAACCGGAGAGAGGAACGTCGGACTGGACGTGCCATTGCCGAGAGGGAGCGCCGTCGCGGTCCATGACGTTAGGCCGGTGCCGCCATTCGCCACGCTGAGCGGCAACCCCAGAAACGAATATGCGCCAGCGCCAGTACGGTCGAGCAGCCCGGTTGAAGAAAACCCCGTGATGTTGTCGAGCGACGCTCCAGAGGCCGATGATGCGTTCGTGCCGCCATTGGCGACCGGGAGGATGCCTGTCACCCCGCCGGCGCCCCCGGTTGCCAGGTTAATTGCCGGCAAATGCGCGTTCATGTACGTCGAAAGCTGCGCGGCCGAGGCTTGCCCCGAGGGAACCGACGAACCGCACCCGTTTGTCGCGCAATCCTGAAACGTGTCGGTTCCCGATACCGACCCGACAGGGGTCATTTGCGAGATGTACTTGTTCTGCGCCCATGCCGGCGACGACAGCAGCGCCGCAATGGCGACCAGCGACCAAAAAAGGCGCATCCCTAATCTCCTACGCATGTCGTCGTGTCGCCGCCGGCCAACGTGCAGCTCGTGGTGTCGCCACCGACCAGCACGACGCCGCTACTTCCACTGCCGTTGAAGCATCCGGCCGTCCCGACAATGCACTTGAAGGTCAGGCCGTTATGGACAAAGCCGACAACATCGCCAGTCTGCGGCGTCGCCTGCGGGGCCCTCATGACGCTTTGCGCCCAAGTGCTAGGGCCGGTCTGTGCCTGCGCATGAACACCAAAAACGATCAGTGCCGCCAGTGTTCCAAGGCCGACGCGGACAGTCATCGCCTCAATCCATGCAATGATAAGTGAAACCGTCCGTGCCGGTGAAATTTATCGGGGTATTGGAAGAATTGTATTGCGTCACCGTGATTGCGGTCGCTGTGGGGGCGCCGCTAATGGCAAGGATGCTGCCGGACGTGCTAAACCCGGTGACGGTACAAGCCGGCGCGCTGGGCCATGCAAAGGCAAACGTGATGCCAACCGAGGACACTGAGGAGCCTGGGGTTACAGTCCCGTCGCTGTCGCTGCCGGTCGCCGTGCAGGGGCTGCCGCATGTATAGGTGGGGGCCGTGGGTGCAACGCCAGTGCTCGGCAGCAGATGGCCGTTCCATTGGATGTTGTCGCCGGTGATCGAGCCGGAGCCACTGACGCAGAAAAAATTCGACTTGAAGGCGCAGCCGCTAATTGAGACTGCCGAGAAATCCGCGCCATTAAGCGCCGACATGCCGGAGCTGCCGACTGTGCCGATCATTGTGCCGCCGGTCGGATTTATCGGAAATGCGCCGCCTGAGCCATTCCCGCCGAAACATAGGCCGCAATTCCAGCCGACCGCACCCGGCTGGTTGAACAGCATGATTGCCGCATCGACAACCGAGCCGCGCTCAGCGTCTGTCGACGCCTGAATAATGTCGATGCCGATCTTCTGCCCGACCGACGCCCCGGATTCGACGGTGATGTCGTTCTCTTGTCCGATGACGCCGTAAATATTCGTGGCATTCGGGCCGAGAGTGACGTTCGGGTTCATGCCGTACAGGGAGCCGGCCGTCGATGACAGCGGCGATGTCGCAATGCCGCCGAGGTTGACGTCGAGATACCCGCCGGGGAACACGCCGACATAAGCCGGATAATTGTCGCCCGGCGTGCCCTTGACGGTGGGCGTCGCCTGCACTGTGTTCCATGCCTTGATCGCATTGCGAGCGCCCTGCGCCCCGGTTCCGATCGTGTCCTCCACGTCCCATAGGGACATCGCATAGATCGGAGGGGGTGCGATGAGGTTGTCGGTCGCCGCGAGGAGATTGGCCGAGAGCTGCGCCCCGTTCCCTGCCGACGACGTTCCGCTGAGGTTTTCCTGCTGCCAGATGCCGGCGAGAGCTGCCGCGCCCGAACTGCTGCCGCTCCAGGTGATCAGGGGCGTCGTCGCAATCTGCGGCACCTGAAGGACGTTGCCGGCCACCGAAAAGGTATTTCCGGGGTCGCTGAGCTTGTTTCCGGTGGTGCTGTTCCACAGTGGAAGGTCATTGACGATCGAGGTCGTCGGGCCGCCCACGCCATTCGTGCTTAGCAGCGCATTGATATCATTCGCGGCTGCCTGGAAATTGTTGCGGATCACCGACGACGTATAGGGCAACCCCGGAGCCGGCAGCGTGGGGTTGATCGTCGATGTCGCCGCCCACGCCGAATTAACCAGCGCCAATAATCCCAGTGCAGCAAAAATAACAAATCTGAAAATCATCATCACCATTCCCAAGCCCAGTACGGTGCGCCAGGCACCAATCCCAATACCCAGACACTGCCCTGCCAAAGGACCGCATCGGTCGTTTCGAGGATGTTCTGCATCAGCGCTTCGCCGGTTCCGACATAGACCGTCCCGGCCTCGGCATTCGATGCAGTCGGATTGCCGGTTCGCAGGGAGCCGATAAGGCTTGCCGCACTGATCCCGATAGTCGGAGCGCTGTTCTGCGCGGCGCACAGCATCAGCCCGGTCGGGTTATAGATCATGATGTTGTTGCGCGCGTAGGCGTCCGCCACGGTCGGGACGTAGAGCGGGACGCCAGTCGGGTCGGCACCATCCTGGAGCAGCACCGTCCCGTCGTCGGCGGTCAGCACCGAAAGGCCGTCGTCGCTGATCAGGATCGGCAATGGGTATCCAGCAAATATCTTCTGCCCGACCCCCGGAAACCCAATTGTGCCGCTGCCTTCGGTCACGCCGTCCTGCAGCAGCACATTCCCGAAGTCGTCAGTCAGAATGTTGCCGAAGTCGTCGGTCAGCACCGGGACCGGATAGCCGGCATTGAACAGGCTGATCCACAGCTGGTTCTTGCCCTCGATCGGGTTTGTCGGATCGAACTCCGCCAGCACCGGCATCTGGATTCGGACGCCTTGCGGCCCGACGATTTGGGTAAAGCCGTTCTGGTTCTGCCAGACGATTGCCCGAGTCGGGCCGTTGATGCTCTGTTGCGCCTGATAGCGCTCCGGTCGCGGGTCGACGATCGGGATCGGGTCTTGCGGGAGGATGACCGGCTTTAGCTGCGGCTGCGGCTTCGACAGGCAGCGCCGGCAGACGCGGTAGCCGGTGTCGGCGAGATTGTCGCCGTACCATTCGCGCTGCACGTACAGATTGACGCGATTGTACCAGGCGCCACAGTCATCGCAAACTGCGAATGCCTGCGGTGCTCGCGGGTTGGTGCGGGCATGGCCGGATTGATTGGCGTAAGGCATCACATTTGCCAGTAGCCGGCCATGTCCATATTGAACCTGATCGCCGCACCCTTTTCCGTGTCCTCGGCAATCGCCAAAGCCCACGCCTCATCGCGATCGTCCAACAGGCCGCCTTGTCCCCGGGCGCCGATCAGCGCCGGCGCATACTTCCGTGCCATTCGCAGCGCGCCCTCGGCGCACAGCGCATCGAGGAAGCGGTTCGGGACGTCCGGGGTCTCGCCGTTTTGCAGGTGCGCATCCTGTAGCTGCCGGACCCCGAAATAGGTCGCACCCCAATTCGGGTAGCCTTCGGTCGGTACTTGCCAGAACGTGACCGTCAACGGCTCGGGAGGGCCGAGGCGATCAGCCCAATAGCTTGTCGGCAGGCCAGGGATCGTCTTGTTCGGAATGCGCGCATAGTCGGCGCGGCCAAGCGGCTGTATCCAGCGGTCCAGGCTCTGCGTGACGACAATCTGCGGATCGTTCGTGACGATCGGCTGCGAAGGATCGTAGAGCGGCGAGTCCCAGTCCGGGCCAGGGCCCGTCGAGACGATCTGGTTGAAGTAGACATCCGTCAGCGACACGATTTCGGGAGGCAGCGTGTAGCTCGCGACATTCGGCTGAATCTGGATGAAGCCCTGGATGACCGAAAAGAGGTTGACGCCCTTATTGATCCAGGACTGGAGCGCCAGGTTGATGGAAACCGTGAAATCATGCGTGTGCTGGGTGCCCAATTCGGTCGGGCGCATCTGGCAGCGCGAGAACGCTTCCAGCATGACCCCGCCATAGGGCAACTGGAATGCGTAAGTCCCACTTGGTGTGCCGGGAACGCCCTGCACCGTCAGTCGCCATTTTTGCGTGCGCGCCGGTCAGGGCGCCGCATCGTTTCACGGCCATTGACCTTGCCGCCGCGCTTTTCGCCGATGCCGGGCTCGCCCATCTCGTGCGCGCGCTTGTTGACCCATCGACGCGCCGCCGCCGGGTTTTTCGCCCGGCCGATGTCGTGCTTGGCATTTTGGAGGTCTCCCGCATTGTTGATCGGGAAAGACCCGCCGGGCATGGTGTGCCCGCGCTTTTCCGCAGCATGGCGCGCCGACGCTTTTACCGACCCGCTAGGCGTTCTCGCCACCATATCGACACCTCTCAGGGACGGGGCTCGCTGCCCTTGCCGCCCATGTCGACGTGGCTGAGCTTCGACTCGTAGGACATCTTTGGCGTGCTGCCGGCACCCGAGAACGGCTCCTTCGGTGTCATCCGGCCCCCTCGAGCGCGCCGGTCGGCGCGATGCTTGGTCATCTTGCCCTTGACGGAGCCGCCGCGCTTTTCGCCACGATCTTCCTCGGCGACCATTTCCTTCGTGCGCTCGTCCTCCTTGGCCTTCGGCTCCGGGGGCTCCATACGGCCGCCCGCCGCCTTGGCATGGACATGCACGACAGCGCCCTTGTGGCCGGCGTGATGGTGGTGCTCGCTATGAGCCTTGTGCTCTTCCTCGTGCTTGCCGACGTGGCCGTGACTACCGCTTTTCATTGCCGCTCTCCATTCCAGTAGCCGGCCCGAAAACGACTGGGGTGCCAGCCGGGGATTGTGCGTGTGGTGCCCCGGTTGGTTCGGGAGCTTTCTTTTGCTCGGCCGGCGTTGCGGCAGCCAGCATGTGGTCGATCAGCTCGGCGAGCAGCATTGCCGGGACCGGTTGAGGATCGTGGCCGGCAATGCGATCCCGTAATTTCTTGAGCTTCGTGCGCATCTCGTCGTTCATTGCGGCACTCCTAGTAAGCCTCTTTGCGATCGGCCGTGGATTCGACCATGTAGAAGGTGGCCGTGCCGGTTCCGGCGGTATTGGTCATCCGCATGGCGAACACCGGCACGTCGAATGCACCAGCAGCACCTCCGCCAGTGGACGTGATGCCGGCCCAACTCTGCGTCGCCAATGCGAGCCCGGTCGTGGGCGCAAAGATCGCCTCGGAGGCCGGCGCCAGGACAGCCAATGGCGGCACTGCGCTCAGCGGCTCGGGGGATGCCCCGTAGGGGTAAACCTGAAGGCTGGCATTCGGGTCGTCCCAAGTGACTTCAAGCTGCACGGTCGGCCCGCTGGCCGGTATCGAAACCAACACGCCCATCTTTCCAATCTGACCCCACTCGCGGTAGAACCACGGCGTCGAGCCGACCGCGTTTGTCCCGACCGTCACGGCGGCCGTCCAGCCTCCGCCCTCTGGCAGTAAGCTGGTGACGGTCAGAAAATCCTGCAGCGTGTAAACCGTGCCGCCGGCGCCGCTCGGAACCGCCAATGTCTCGGAGATAGCATTGCCGCTGCGGTTCGTCCCGGTGACGATCAGCGTGCGGGCCGCGGCCTCATTGCCGTAAGTCAGCAGGACGCGACGTGCCACGTCGAGAGTCGCGACGCCTCCGCTGGCTGCCGAACCGTTGATCGTCAGCGCAGTCCCGGATACCGGCGTCTGACTGAGCGCGATATTGTTCGCGGAGGCAGCGGCCAGCGACAAAGAGCATTTGACCGGGTTCACGTCATTCCGTGAAATTGACCTGGCCGAAGCCGTACTGCGGCGCAGCCAGGCGGTTCTGCGTCTGCTGCCAGACCGTCATCGACGATGCCATGCGCAGACGGTTGCCTGAAACCGTGATGGTCGAGACAGAGCCGTTGGATGCGGTCGAGCCGAGGCCGGTGCCCCCGCCGATCGCCGAGGTTTGGATGGTGCCGCGCACGTCGCCGGTCGTCGCCGTCGCCGGATTGGTGGTGTCGGCGGCGACAAACCCGTAATTGGCGCCGGCGCTCAGTGCACCACCCCACCACACCATTGTCTCTTCGAGGTAATCCGTGCGCTCGACAAAGCCGAACACGTCGGATGTCCCGATCGAATAGGTATAGGTGCCGTCGGTAAAGGCCGGCGTAACCGACGCGATGGCCTTGAAGGCTTTCTTGCCGTAAGCGGCCAGTGCGGTGCCGGGCGTGATCGTGATCGACTCGGCCATTGGCTGCCAGTAGACATCGTACCCGCGCACGACGACGGCACCCCCCACGCCGGCCGCATTGTTGGCGGTCACGACGATGCCGCGCGCGATCGACTGGCGAGGGTCCATGAAGAGCCCAGGCCCGGCATTGACCATCGGTAGGTGCGCGGTCGGGGTCAATTGACCAAACTCGCTCGGCGACCAGAGATTGCCGGAACCGATCGGGAAGCTGCCCGCCTGAAGTGCCGGGTTGTTGATCGTGATTGTCGTCGCGGTCGGCCGCCCCGTTACCCAGGTCAGCAGCGGGGTCGTTCCAGAGGCCGCACCGGCATTGGCGATAACAAGCGGCATGCCGACCGGGAACAGCGTCGAATCCAGCACCGTGACGGTTTGGGCAGTCGCTCCGGTCGTCGTCGTCCCATAGGCAAAACCGAAGTCCAGCACCATTGCCGGCGTGACCGGAGCAGCACCATTCAATGTCCCGGTGAAAGGGACGATCGGGATGCCGGGGGCAATCCCGAATGATGCCGTGGTGACGAGCGTCATCGCGGTGCCCGAAGTCACATTGGCTGCCGCTGCGATAACTGCGGCGCCGTGGGCGGCCGGAATAGCGTTGATGCTGACGACGCTGGGCGAAACCAGCAATTCGGGAACCCGCCCCGCGTAACCCTGCACGGTGTCTTTCAGAAAGGTGTAGCGCGTGTCCGGCAGGCCGTAGCCGCCGAACAGCATTGACGGCCCGCGATCGGGGTTTGGGTCCGGCAGTAGAATCGTGCCGCCCGGCGACGCCTCTAGCTGCTCTAGGTCGCCGCTGACGAAGAGCGGGCCGGTGAAGTTGGTGGCACCCATCTGGCTACAATCCCCGCGTCAATTCAGCGGGAACGAGCCGGCCCCAGCTCGCCAATCGTCGAACCCAATGTAGTATCTTTCGTATGCCTTAACCAGCAAGTTGTCAGTCGTAAAATCAACCTGCATGCTGGTCTCGAACGGCACGCGATCGAGGCCGATGAAGCCGCCCTGGTCGGAGCACAGGAACCACGCATAGGGGCTGGTCAGGAAGTCCATGACCAGATAGCCGTCGGTCAGGTCGTTGTACTCCTTGACGGCATTGATGTCGTTGTTGGCCGTGCCGGTGCGGAGTGGCGTCTCGAGCAGCCGCTTGGCGACGTGGCGCAGTTCGACCGGAACGAGCAGCTTCTTCGCCTGCGCGCCAATGAGGAGTGCCGCATTGTCGCGGAACCGGCGGACGAGGTTGTTCAGATAGAGCAGCGACGCCTCATTGAGGCCGATCGGATTCGCGGGCGTGTTGGCGACTGTGCCGCCGTCGATCGGATGGGCCGTCGAGAAAAGCGCCACCCCATCGCCGCCAATCGCTGCATTGTAGACATTCCCGGTGTTGAATACGTCGGCGGCGATGATTTCCTTGGTCTGACGGAAGGACTTGATGAGCCCGAGGTTGGTCGGATCGAATTGCTGCTTGTAGAGATTGTCGTCGATCGACTCCCGCGAGAACGAGTAACCGAGCCCGATCGCGACATGGATGTGCGAGTAGACGTAGCGCTGACCGGCGCCATTGTCGAAATTCGTCGGCATTCCCTGATTTTTCAAACCGGCAAGCGGCAGATAGCGCGCCGACACAGTGCGCTCGACCTGAAGGTCGGAGTGCGTCCAGGCGAACACCTGGCTTTGCTGCATCGGGATTTCGGCGTAGTCGCCTTTGATCTTGCGCACACCCGGAAGCAAGAGAGCCGGGATCTGGGCAGTCGTGATTGCCATCGGTCAACTCCCTCAGATGCCGGTAGACGTGCGGTACTCGGAAGTATTGAGCACCACTTCGAGGTAGTTGTTCGTAGGCTGTCCCGATTGCGCCCAGGAATAATAGGTGGACACTGGGTCGTACCCGAGCCGGAACATCTGGCTCAGGCCGACGATGCGCAGCGGCAAGGTCGCGGTGACGTTGTTGTACGACGCGGCGTCCAGATATGCCGTTGAAATGCCGGTTGAAGTGTTCGGCGATCCGTTCTGCGCGACATCGATATTGCCGCCGCGATCGAGGATGTTGCCGGGGTTCGACGCGTTGGTGCCGCCGATTTGTGCAGTAAAAACCATTGCCGGGTCGTCGTAGACCAGGCACTGGATGTCGCCAGCGGGGTTTTCCGAACCGGAATACCACTGTTTGTTGACGTACTGTTGGAGCACCGTATCGAAATACGGGAGGCAGCCGCCGAATACACCAAGAGTGTGTGTCCCGGTCTCGGTGTAGATGCCGACATAGCCGTAATTCGTCGACGAGCCCTGGGTCAGCACAAGATCGCCAAAGCCGATCGCCGAGCCGTAGCCCTTCTTGATAAAATACTGGTTTGCCTGATAAGTCGGCGCCGCTCCCTGGAGCAGCCGAGTCGGCTGCAGCCCAAAGGGCGCTAGGGTCAATGTTGCCACGGCATTGTCCTATGCCGGACCCGTAACCCTCAGAGCGCCGTCAGGCCGGAACCGCTGTTAAGGCGCGTCCTTAGCGCAAGGAGCGCCTACATAGGCTCGCGCTAAAATCGCTCGGACATTTTGTCAATAAGTATTTTAGATGGGTAGTGACTCAGATCAACTGACGGCCGGTGCTTCGGAGGGGCGCGGGTAGCACGGCGGGACCGGATTCGCACCCGGTCGCGCCCCTCGCTATCCTAACGGGCGCCAACCCGCTAGGAGCGGATTAATGGAACTCGTAAAAACCGACGCCAGGTCGATAACCCTGGAAAGCTACTCAATCGAACAAGAACAGAGCGACGGCCCGGTGACGATTCGCGCGGAGCTTTTGCTATCGACCCCAACGCAGACCCCTTCTTCGATGCGGCTGCGGGTAAAGTACGAAATGGCAGACATTCCCTGCCCAAACCAGCGGGATTTAGGACGGCGGCTGATTCAGCTACTGGCAAACCGGCTCTCCGATTAGCTAAATCTCTCGTGATTTCGTCCGGATCGCCATTCCACCACTCATGCCCATCCCATGAGTGCCATAGGCACCCGTTCTCCGTTCGAAACTGAGGCCCATTCGCCATGCGCGACGATCTCCTAGATGCTCAGGCTGCCCTTATATGGGCCGAAACCCAAATCCCATTGCTCCAGCAAGGGTTCATCGAATGGCAACGCGCTAATCCCTATCCGGTCATCCAAGAGCCACACCCGGACGGCGCTGGCGACGCAGCGATAGTGTATGACCAGCCGTTCCCACTCACTTTCAACGCTTGGGTCGGCGCAATCATCAATTCCCTGCGCAGCAGCCTCGATCTTATCGCGGCAGCGCTTGCCATCCGGAACGGCAAAAATCCGGATGCCCACACGCATTTTCCAATCTTTAGATGCTTGCTCGACTTCATCGATCCGCTGACAGGCATCGAAAGCATAAAGTGGCTTTCCCCTCGGGAGCGCGCTGCGATCAAAGCATTCAAGCCATACCAAGGAGGGGATGCGGTGCTGTGGCCCCTTCACCGTCTGGACATTTTGCGTAAGCATCAAAGGCTGGTAATCGCCAAGCCTCAAGTCGACGGGTATCTGATGGTTGGGACCCGCCACATGGTTATTGGCGGTGCCAAAATTATTGAACGCCTGGAAAACAAGACCGTCCTGTTTCGACTCGGAGCCGGAGAAAGGCTCGGCGCGGCGCAAGGCAACACATTGCTCGCCGTTTTTATAACGTTCAATGAAGCTGCGGCCGGGCTGGCGGACCATGAGGTAGCGGCAGTTTTGCGGGATTTCGCAATCCGCGTCACGGATGTTCTCTACGAAATCGATCGTCTCTAAGCCGAGATTGCGGGACATAACTCGATCTCCGGATCAAGAGGCTTATACATCGGCCGCACCAAACTGAATTACCTTTAGATGAGCGGCTTTATATCCACGTCGATCCGCGCTGCCGGACTGCCGTCGGCATTGACCCGGCGGGCAAACTCACGACCGCCGTCGCCGGCCTGCGCTGCCGCGAGACGACTGGACTTCTGCTCATATGCCAGCTTGTGCATCTCGGCCTGCGCTTCTTCGTTCAGCCGCGTGGGGCGCATAAACATACGCTGCCCGTGCCGGTCGATCGTGGTCGCGGGCGACCCTGGCGCCCGGAGCTGCGGGAAATGCGACGCGGGCACGGGAATCCAGCCGCCTCGCCGGTATTCGACCATCGTCGAGGGATCGACCTCTTGTCCCATGACTTTGACCGGCCAATAGCAATAAGCCCAGCCCGGCGTGCGCCCTCTGAGCGGGATGTCGAAATCGGCACCGGCCTGCATCGACTGCCGGGTCAACTCAGTGCCGCCACTGTCGATGATGTCCTGGATGGCACGCTCTTCCGGCGTCATGTCCGCCGGTATCTCGCGCGGCATCGGCCGCTCGCCTTCGACAGCCGCTGGGCGGCCACGGGTCTGAGTGCGATCGGCTTTTTCCTGACGGGCCAATCGCGCCCTCTCGCGACCCATCGCCATCTTGCGCTTGTGCTCTGCGCTCAGTTTCGGGCGCGGCGGCTCCGAAAGGATGCGGCTTTCGTCTGTCATCGGTAAACCTGGTCGCTGCGAAGCCCGGTGTCGCCGCCCGCGCGGTCGATCTCATAAATTTCCTGGTGTGCCGCGAGGTACTTTTGAAAGCCCGCCTCGTCCTGGGGGTTCTTCATAAACCCGGCGATGCGCCCGGCCTCGCGCAAATCGTCGATCGTCACGTTGTTTCCGAGGCGCTGCGCAATCCGCAGGGGGTCGATTTGCCCATTGGAATTCGTGACGGAAGCGGATGACCGCGAGACCGGCGCGCCCATCGAGGATGCCCGGCGCTGGGGAGCGGGGCGCTGCTGTTGGCTGTTGCTCACCTGATCTCCTCCGTCGCCGCGCTCGAATGCCTCAAACCGCTCGAAACGAGTCATCTGGTCATCCAGGGCGCGAAAATAGGCCGGGGTGCCCTCTTGAATGCCGTCTGCCGTGATCGTCGAGTGTGCCGCGACGGCATGGTTGTAATAGCCGGCATCATTGTAAAAGCGCGGATGTGCGTCCATCCACTGCTTTGCGGGCGCCGCGACCTGCATCGTCCCGCCGGGCGTCGTTACCGTCGTGCCGTCTGTGCGGGGCTGTGCTTCGGCAGCAGGCTTCTGCGCCTTTTGCTGCTCGATCCATGCCTTTCGATTGCCGAAGTCCAGCAGTGCCGCTTGCGCTTGGGAGAGCCTGACAAAAGCATCCGCTACCGCCTCGGCGTCTCCGGCTGCCTGTGCCGTGGCGATTGCCGTGCGGGCCTGCTTGATGATCTCATTCTGCGCCGAAATCGAAGTCTCGATCGCCTGTCCTTGCGCGGTCCAGGCTTGCGATCCGGCATCGGTCGCCCGCCGCTGCGCTTCGTCGCGCTCGCGGCGCGCCGCTTGCTCGCGGGCATTGGCTGCGTCCCGCTCCCGCTCTGCATTCTCGCGGGCCTCGCGAGCCTCTTTGACTGCATCTTCCGGCGACACCGCATCGCGGTCGATAACGGTCGCATCGCCGCCGGCCGAAGGGTGTGACGGCTGTCGCGTCAGCGTGTCGGGATTGGGAAGTCGCTCGCTCATCTGGCCTCACGCCAAAATATTCGGGTCATTCAACCTGCCGTAAACATCCGATGCGTACAGAAATTTGGACGGCCAACCAACATAGTCAATGCCAAGCGCCTTAAGGACGCGGCTCTGTTGTGCTCCCGGCGCACTGATCGAGACGCCACGGGTGTTTTCTTGGAGGGTGAATACCCAGTCGCCGACGCCAAATTCGAGCGGCTTTAATGACGCCGCCTCGTCCTGAAGATCAGCGTATTCATCCGGCGGTAGACCACCGTCCAGGCGCTCGGCGATCTCTTTGCGCCGCGCTTCGGTTTCGAGAAGCCCGGTGCCGAGCGCCAAAACGAGACAGACCTTGCCTTGGAAAAGATCCTCCACCGCGAACTTCTGCGCCATGAAGCCCCGCCCGGACTCGTAAAGCTCGGCGAGAGCATCGCAGGAGAGGACTTCGCTTTCCGGGATGCCGAGGGTCGGCGACAGCAGAATACCCGACCGCACATACGGGGCCACCAGCAGCTGCGTGCCGAACAGCTCGATGCCGGAAATGTCGCCGACAGCTTTCATGATTTCGTCGCGCGCCCTGTAGCGAACGAACCGATGCAATGCGGAATTTGCGTATAATTCCTTCGACATTTAAAGTGGTCCCTCATTTACTCGTTTGATTAGATCGTCGATTTGCTGGCGCGCCTCGCGCAGCCCAACGATGACGCCAGCTTGCTGTTTATAGCTGGCGAAATCTATAGCCTGCCCCTCGACCAGCGGCGCAGCCAATTCCGCCATGCGCTCGTCGATGCCCTTGCGCAGCAGATGCACGAATTCCGGCAGCGGAATCATTCGCAGATACGGCCGCCTGCCTTTCGCCGCGTATGGCCGCGCACTTTGACTCTGTCTTCCATGCCGGCCTTTTCGAGTCGCCCTTCGCCGCCTCCGGCACCAGCCGTCAGAACTGCACCGCCGCGCTTCATCATCCCAGGGCGCGGGGGCGGCATCATTCCGCCACCCGGCGGCATGGCGCCCGGCGGGGGCGCCCCCATCGGCGGAGCACCGCCCGGAGGCATTCCCCCCATTGGCGGGCGCGGCGGCATCGGAGGCACACCAGCACCGGGCGGCATTGGTGGCCGCGCTGCTGCAGCACCAAGGCGCGTCCCGACCTGCGTGCCTTGGCGGAAAGCCATCTGGCGCTCCGGCTCGCCTCCGCCAGTCGCAATGACGATGTTGATCTTGGCCGGCCCTCGGCTCTTCACTTCGCCACCGCGCGCCATCTTGTCGGCGCGAGCGCGCCCCGCATGGCCCTTGACCGAACCGCCTCCGCGCAGTGGCGTCAACGGCTCGCCTTTGTGGTCGTGGCGCTCGTGCTTGTGAACGCCCTCGGCGACGAGCCTGCGGTCCTGTTTTTCGTCTGAGATGCGACCTCCCGCCTTGTAGCCGGCCTTCCGAACGTGATGCTCGGCGTGCTTTTGCTCTTCGGCGCGAAGATGCTCGTGCGGATGACTCATTTCTCAGTCTCCTCAGGCGGAAGCCGTGCGCGCCTAAATCTTTGCGCCTCGCACCGGAAACGCTCGGGTCCGGCATTGGGGATAAAATGCTCAAAACTACCTTCCTGCGAGCCGCAGCATACCAGAATATCCGGCAGAAGCGCGGCGCAATAAGGACAGAGGAGCCGTTTCATTTCCTCATAATCCTCATTCGAGAGGCGACTAACTGCACTCAAAATACCCTCTGCGGCGCAATGCCGGGTTGTGCCTGTCGCTGCCTCTCTAGTCCCGTTTCATGGTCGCGGTCAAGTTGCGCATCTTGGCGATCGGCATTGAGCTTTGCTGTTTCAGTCTGCGCATCGGTCGCGTCCTTCATCCGCTCAGTAATCTCGCCCATCTGGGCAATGCGCTCCTTGCTGGCGCGATCGGCCGCATTCGTCTGCGCATCGACAAGATCGGACTGTTGCCGGGACTGCGCCTGAATCTGCGCCGTCTGAATGCGGGCCTGCGCAGTAATGGCCTGCGGGGCAGGCTGCCCGGCTCCGGGCTGCTGCGGCAGGATCATCGGCATCGGGTCGGGATCGCGGATAATCCGCAGGATACGCTCCAATGCCAGGGGCGAGTTGATCTCAGGGAAAATCTGCTTGAGCTGCGCATAGGCGGTGGCCCGCATGACCCGGTGGATATGCGACGGCGTATTGGGGTCGCTCGACGGCACCAGATTGGCGTCGTCGAATTCCTGCTGGTCGATAACCCGGTCGCGCTGCGTCGGATTGCCCCGCGTCAGAACCGACGGGTCTTCGGCGATCAGCTCTTTCAGAAGCTGCAATTCCTCGGTGCGGCTGAAATGCAGCCCCTTATGAACCGCCGCGACGATCTTGGTGCCTTCTTCGATCATCGACAGGATCGTGCCGACCGGGACATTCGCCATGCCCTCGCCGACCGGCATCTCGAGGATCGACCCGAGCTTGCGGCCGTTGCTTTCCAGCTTCTCGGCTAACGCCATGAGTTGCGGCGAGATGTCCTTGTACGGAACCGGCATGACGACCTTCCGAATGTCGTCCGCCATTCCGATGTTGACCTCCTGAGCACCCCCCGGCGGAATACGCGTTTGTGTCGTGTCAGGGCGCGCCCCCTTTTTCCACAGAAACCCCGGAAAGCTCGCGAACATCCCGGCGTCGATCATCTCGCGCTCGATCGCCGTCAGGGCGCGCTCGGTGTTGCCGAGCACATGAACGTAGCCGAGGTAATAGAAGCCGAATCCGGGGATCATCCCGAACATCACATAGCGCTGGCGTGCTTCGAAATTCTCGTCTTCCTTGCGCCAGTTGCGGCGGATTTCGAGGATGCGCCGACTGTCCTTGTCGATCGACACCCGATAGGGTCGGGGAATGCCGGTCGGCTCCCCATCCTCGTCCAAATGCTCGTCGTTCGCGAGATTGAGTTCGCAGTAGCATTCGTAGACGGTGTGCCGGAAGTCTGCCGGCAGCTCCGGGCCGGGCTGAATGCCCTCGACCTGCCCGATTATTTCCTCGATGCCGGTCGGCCGATCGACAGGAATCCCGATCGGATGCTTGAGCCATAGCCCAAGCCACTGCATGCGCCGCAGGTCGGCATGCCTGACCGGGATTCTCTCAGTAACGCGGCCGGCGGTCGCGAGGTGAACCGCGTCATTCGAGACGATCAGGTTTTCGGCTTTTACCCACTCGCTGACCGGCATTCGGCGCAATGGGTTGTAGTAGACCTTGCGGAATTGCGTCCCGATCGGGCCGAGCGCAAACAGCATCCGCGAGAAGTCGCGGTAGTACTGCTTGTCGCCGACCGTCAGGTAATGGTTAAAGAGCGTTTCCAGCGCCTCGGACTTCTCGTCCCGCGACGCAAACGGCCGATCCTCGCTGTCGTCGAGCGAAGGGCCGCCGTTGTCTCCAATTCCGCCGCGTGTTGCCGGCAGCTTGTCGTCGCGGATTTTGACCGGCCCCTCGGCGGGCAGGAACTCGGCCTGCGCGTTCGCCCAGAATTGGATCGACGATTCCAGCATAAGGGTATGCCAGACGGTCGCGATGCTGCCTTGCGGTGAAACCTGCCCGGTCGCACCCTCGAAAATCAACCCAAGGTACTCGATCGCCTTCTCGGTGATCTTCTCCCACTGCTCGCGCGACTTCAGGTCCGCGTCGATGCCCAGCAGCAATTCGCTCGCCAGCTTGGCAAGCCCCGTCGCATCCATGTCCTCGGCAAGATTTTGGTCGAAATCGTCGTCCTCGCCGCCCTCCGGCTCGGCGGGCTCGATGTCGTCGGCAACCCGCCGAACCTCATCGGCGACACGGCGCAGAGTCAGCAGGTCGGCGCTTGTCTGTGTCGGAATACGAGGCGTGCCAACGCCGCCATCCGCGACGACAGGCTGAAACCGCGAGAGTCCCTTTGCTTCAGACACAATCCGCCTTCCGTATCCTCACCTCACGACGAGGAGCCAGCTTAGAGGGTATAGCACTGCTGTCTGATAACGGAGACCAGCCGCTCACCCCTGCTTTATGACCTTTCGGCCGTTTGGCGCAGGAAGCCGTAGGCGAGGATCGTCGCAGTGTTGCCCGCAATCCTAGCTGGCGTCGGATGTACAGCGGTCGGAAGCCCCCTCTCGGGGTGAAGTGCCCGCCCTCTCCAGCGCTTGCTCCACCACGCTTCAATTTACGGGAGCATGGGCGACCGTGAGCAGCGATCGGGCATTCGAGGCTTGCGAGACGCGGGATCATCGCGTATATCCCCGACAGGAAATCAGGCCGCCACCACGACTGATCTCCAGAGCCGGCCTTTGAGGGTGGAGTTTTGACCCCTCGGGCCGGCTCGCTATTCCTAGGTAGTAAAACAGATTCCTGGGAACGCAAGCCAAACGAGACAGTTTCCGCGTTTTGTTCCCGTTGACCGCAAATCGTGTCGCCACCACCTCTGGTCCGTTCCATGTGGAGGCATCGTGCGCGTTAAAATCGCAAATTGGGGCATCGGCATCGGACTCGCTGCCTTCGGCTACCTCCTGATATTCGGAACGTTCCAAAACATCGCTCTCCATGCATTCATGGCGCTCTACACGATATATGCTGCGTTTATTCTGGCGTGGCCCATAATACTGATGGCTTTGTTTGGAATATGGGCAGTAAACATCATTTCTCATGTTGCCAGACTCATTGATTCTGGCCGTTAGGCGAAAGTGCGGTTCGTAAATTCCCAGCGACAGGAACCAATGCCGGGTCTGTCCTCGCAATAGTGTCTAGCGCCCCAAGTGCCCGCTGTACGCCTTGCGCGGGCGTGTTCCCAGAATTTATCACCGAAGGAAGCCGATAAAGCCACTGAGCAGCCGCTGGACTCATCAGCATCCGGGGAGCGGCGTAACCCCCAGCGAGCGCCATCACTGTTGCGATCGGATGGTGAAGAAGCTCCTCGCCGTGCTCGAACATGAGAGAGGAACCTATCCCGGCTTCCGCTCCGACCGCTCCCATGTGAGCCGTGCCGGACAGGTTGGCAAATCGGGTCGCGTTCTTCTGCGCCCCGGCCACACGCGTCAGCGCCTCGATGTTGTCGCGCTGCGCCGTTCCTTCCGCTCCGAAGAGCGTGTCCTTCGCGCTGTCGGACAGCTTGTTCCAATTCGTGACGAAGCTCGCGGGCGAAAAGTCGCTGCCGTGAACGACATCCTTGGCGCCGGGCGTGGGCTCGCCCATCCGGCGCATCACGGCGGCTCCGACATTTCCCCAGTCGTCAGGCGGCATCGACCGCTGTAGCGAGGTGAGAAGCCCGGCATTTGCCGACGCCCCTTGGCCCGCAGCGCGGTTGATCTTCGCAAAGGTCTGCTCGGGCGAGCCCGACAGCAACGGCTCGATCTGGTCGATGCGCTGCTGCCCTGCCTTGTAGTAGTTGTTTGCCGCCTGAAAGGCGCGGGCGGCAGACGGCCCTTGCGCCTGCGCAGCATTTCCCAAGTCCTGCGACATCCCAGCATAGACGCGCGACAGGTCCGCTCGCGGGATATCGTTGACCAGCATCGGATCGCTGAGCGAACGGCCAATGAACGAGCGGAATTCCTGAAGCTCGGGCACCGTCAATGTGCCGCCCGATTGAATTTTTTGCGCTGCCTGCATAACAATGGGGTTGCCGCTTTGATCAACGATCGATGAAATCATGGGAGGGATTGTTGTCATTTTCGGCGATACTGTTTGATAAAGCGATGCCAGCTTTGGGTTTGTGATCTGGCCTCCAAGTTGGGGAATCGTTGGAAACCGATTTGACGGCCCTTGTAATGCCGCCATCGTATTCGTCAGCGGGATTTGGGCATTCGGGTCCATCTGCGACCAGAAGCGGTCGTAGAGCGCGCCCGACTTAGCGGCGAAACTGGAGGCGCGGGTCGGCGATGCGATAATGTCGCCTGCCGTCATCCCTGCGGGGGCCGGAGCTTTCGCGAAACTCGCGATGCCTTGCTGTGCCGCCTCGCCGGCCTCTTCCGGGTTGACGGCCTGCCCCATGCCGGAGGCGATGCGCTCGGCGGCATTGCCGGTCTGCGCCGCCATATTTTGCGTGCCGCGCACGATTGGCCCGGCAAAGCCCGGCAGCTTGCTCATGATCGACGCCGCATAGCCGGAGGCCGGACCCTGCGCGATCGTCGGGATGTTCGGCGCCACCCCCGAGCGTTGGAAATCCTGCAGCAGCGCCTGAGTGCGTGACAGCGTTTGATCCGCGACGTTCGGAATGCCGCCCTCGGGAACACCAAGAGCGAGCATGCGCCCGACTGCCGGTGCCGCACCTTCCGCCATCGCGGGATTACGCTGGTAGACCTGATACTGGCCGGTCGCGGGATTGCGGAGCGCCACCTGCGTCTGCTGGTTCGGCACCTGTCCGGTTTCGCGAAAGGTCCACTGATCCTGATCGGAAGCCGGCTGGTAGTTTGCCTGCCCAGTCGCCGTCCCGACGACGGGCGAGGTTCCCTGCACGCCGGCGGCGAGCGTGTCCATCACTCCCTCGCCCATGCTCGCGGCAGCACCAATCGGCCGTTGCGGCGGCGAAGAGGGTGCATTGGAGGCGGCGGGCGCGGGATTCTGGGCTGGCTGCGAGAGAGCGCCCTGCAAGATGCTCAGCGAGCGGTCGATGCTGCTTTGCGGCGGTGCGGGCGCAGGAGCGGCGCCACCATTAGGGGGCGGCTGAACAAGCCCCGCGTTGATCGCGGCGAGCGCGTCGTCAAAGCTCACTGAATATAGGGCTCCAACCCGGCGCTTTTGGCGTATTGAAGCTGCTGAGCAAGATGGCTCAGTTCTGTGCGACCGTCAGGCGTCGCGCTTAACCGGCTGACAAGACCGGTTTGCTCGGCAGGGTCCATCCGATTGAACACGAAGGCATAGGGCGAGACTTTCGCCTGCCAGTCTGTCTCGAAACCCTGAACATTTCCGATGCCGCCGTGCTGCTGCTCCCATTGCTGCTGAGCCTGCACCTTGGCGAGCTTAAAGTCGTTCAGGCCCTGATACTCGTTGATGACCTGTTGCAGCCCTTGCGGCGACATCTCGGGGCTCGGCAAGGTCGCGTCGATCAGCCGAAATTCCTGAACCGCCGCGCGCGATGACGTTTCCCGCACGGCCGCGCGGGTCAACGAGCCCGCGTTCTTGACAAAATCCTCATACGAAGCGACCTGCGGGGCCTGCGTGCCGAACAGCGCACGCAGATAGGTGTTGGCGGTCTGCGTGTAGCCGGCGAACGGCCCCTGAGTGAACTGCGGCGCGTCGTCCTTCAGTCTGGACAGGATGGCCTGTTGCGTCTGCGCAGACTCGCCGCCTTCGATCGTCTCCTGGCGGTCTTTCTGTTCTGCCTCGGCGCGCTCACGAAGCGCCGTCTCGGGTCCGACACCCAGCTTGCTCGGAACCTCACCCGGCGCAATGCCGGCCGCCGCCGAGCCATTGGGAGGGGCGCCCTGCGCGCCAGCCGGAGAAGGAGACGCACCTGTAGCTGTCGGAGCGACCTGCCCTGGCAACGGCGGCGTCACAAAACGCGGATACTCATTGCCGGTCGCCGGGTCGATCGCCGGCCGCTGAAGCGGCGTAGCAGCCACCGGCTGACCGCCCTGAAGAATATAGCTGCCCGGCCGCGCGGTCGTGACCGTGTACGGCAGCTTGGCGGCAGCCTCGCCGGCAGCCTGCTGGATCGCCGGCCCGACCTTTCCTTCGCCCTCGGCTTGAGAGGCAGCCCTTAGATAGGCCGGGTCTTCCTTCAACAGTTCCGAGCGCCGGATTGCCAGATTTGCCAAATTCGCCTGCATCGAGCTCATCTGCTCAGGCGTCGTCGCAAACCGTGCCAAATCGGACTGCTGGGCGATGATCCGGTCGATATTGGCGATCTGGCTTTGCACTTGACCGGACATTGCCTGTTCGTCAGCCGACAACGGCGTCCCTTGCATCGTGCCGGCGAGAGGTGCCATCGCACCTGTCGGCGTCGAGACGGCCTGCGTCTCGCCGGACTTCGCGATACCTGTGCGGGCCGCGTCGATGTTCCGGTCAAGCTGGTCGGCGACCGGCGACGGGTCGGCATGCTGACCGTTGAAATGGGCCCGCATTGCCTGCGCGTTCTGGACCTGGAGATTCGCCATCTGGCCTTGCGCCAGCCTCAGCTGCTGCTCGGGGAGGGCCGCCCGCTCGCTTTCGAGCGTCTGCACCCCGGTCAGCATGCCAGCGCCGATATTCTGCAACGCCTGCGGGGAGCGGCCGGCAGCCGTCGCGAACCCCGCCGCCGCGAGCGCCAGCCACGGGTTGACGCCTGGCGAGTACATGCCGGCTGGCTGGCCGGAAATGCCTCCGGACGGCATCGAAGACGGAACGATGCCTGCGCCCGGCTCGCTGGTAACTGGCGCTTCAAGCGGGGGCGCTCCTGGGGGCGCCGTTCCCAACGGGCCATTGCTCGGCGGCTCTCTAACGGCCGTCTGCGATGCGCGGGCGCCTTCCGGGTGGCCCTCGTAAGTGTCCATGAAAGAGGCGACGGTCGGGCTCTTTCCGTAGGACGGCGAGGCGCCTTGCGCGGCATTGATCGCCAGTTGCGCGACCGCGTTGCGGCCGTCCTCGGGAGACGCATAAGACGCGAACGTGCCGCCATCCGTCGCGCGCACGCCGCTGTCCGCCTGACCGGGAAGGCCGGCGAACTTGATGTTGCCGGGGTTGTTGGCGACGCCTTTGGGCGAGCCACCCTCGTTGCGGATGACCTGGTTGACCAACGGTCCCAAACCGCCGCCGCTGATGACGTCGGCAAGCGGGGCTGCTGCCGGTATCGCCGGTGCCGCACCGCTTTGACCCGACGCGGGAACCGAAGGCGCGGGTGCCGCTGCCGGGGCCGGAGGGCCGCTGCCGGAACGCATGTCCGGTGAGATTCCGAGATAGGTCGGCTGATCGGGCGCCGGCAGCCCGGACACAAGGTCGCCGCCATCCTGGTAGCGCGGCGGCGCGACCCCTCCGCCACGGCGCGACCCCTGGATGCCGGACGATAATTGCCCAAGCCACCCGTTCTGCCCAAAGCCGCCCGACTGTTGAAGCATCCCCATGATGCCCTGCGGCGTCAGGTTCGATGTGTTCGGGGCCGCTTGCGGCGGTCGCGGAGGCCCGGTCCCGCCGCGCATCTGCGGCAATTGCGGCACGATCGAGATGCCGACATTCGGCACGTCGGACGACTGCGGCATCTGCTGATACGGCATCGCGCCAATCTGGGTCGGCACATCGCCGCCGCCCTGCCGACGCACGATCCCGCCCCGACGCAGCGCATCGACATCGGCCTTCCCGGTGGCGCTGATCGCATTCAGGAGTGCTGCCGTCCCGGAATCGGCTATCGAGCCGCCGTCGTCGCGACGGGGAATGCGGCCACCCCTTCGCAGTGCGGCAGCGCCGAGCCCGAGGAGGCCGCCGGAGAAATCGGCATCGGCAGCGCCGCCAATGCCGGCAGCCAACGCCGGGTCGAAAGCCCCGGCATCCGCAGCACCGCCGAGGCCGCTGAGAAGTCCCCCCGCGCCGGTCAGATAGCCCGACGACCCGAACGCACCCGTGGCGCCGAGGATGCCGAGGCCGCCAACGCCCAAGCCGAGCGCCTGGCTGACCGGCGAAGCGCCCGGACTCGTCGTCTGCGACGTTCCGCCAGCCCCCGACCCTATCCCCTCCTCGATGTTGGCGAGCCACCCCGCCGTCTGGAACGGGTACGCCTGACTGGCTTGATATTGCTCGTAAGGAACATTGAGCTCTGCTTGATTTTGCGCCTGGGCCAGACTGCCGAACTGCATCTCCTGACTGAGGGTACCCTGGTCGACGTTGAAGTTTTCCAGCCCGAGCTGGCCTTCCTGCGAAGCGGCATTGCTTGCCAACCAGGCATTGGCCTCCTGCGCATTCGTCATTTGCGAGCCGAGCTGGGCCTCTTGAGATGCCGCCGTGCTTGCCAGGGATGCATTGGCCTCCTGGGCATTTACCGCCTGCGAGCCTAGTTGGGCCTCTTGAGATGCCGCCGTGCTTGCCAGGGATGCATTGGCCTCCTGGGCATTTACCGCCTGCGAGCCGATCTGCCCCGCCGTCTGAGCCACTCCCAGGTTGAGTTGCCCCTGCGCCTCGGCGGCGCTCATTGCCTGCCCGTAACCGGAATTATAGAGCCCCGCAATAACGGGAGCCTCGTTCGCCTGTTGCTGACCCGCGACAATGCCCTGCGCTACGGCCGATCGGTCGCCGCCCCAAGCGCCTTGAGAGACGGCATTCCCCTGTACCTGCGACTGCTGAATCGCATTCTGGTTGTTGAACTGTTGCTCCGTGGAATTGACGACATCCCCGATATAAGGGCTTAAGTAACTGTTTACATTCTGATTAAACGGCGTCGATGCCGCGCCGATACTGTTCATCGCGTCGCCTGCATACGGCGCATAAGTATTGGCAAAATTCGTGCCGGTTGCCTGCTCCAGGTAGGACTGTACGTCGCTCCCATACGGCGCATAAGTATTGGCAAAATTCGTGCCGGTTGCCTGCCCTAGGTCGGACTGTGCGGCATTGTCGTATGTCGCATAAGTATTGGCAAAATTCGTGCCGTTTGCTTGCCCCAAATAAGCCTGGGCACTCCCCGCGAAAGGCGACCAGTTGCCCGAGCTGGACGGGGCGTTCGCGATTGCGGCCTGCTGGGAGCCCGTCAGCGGCGCTACGATTTGGCCGCCATACGGCTGGTACGGGGTCGATGCGACGCCCTGCGCCTGCGTGACGGCATTTTGGTATGCGTTGAGGAATTGCTGCGGCGGCTGGGAATTCTGTACAACCGTATTGGTGCTGCCCCCGCCGCTCCCTTTACCCATTTGCCCCTCGCCACAAGAACGCGGCCCCGATCAGCGGGATGTTGCGAGAGTATAGCCTGATCTTCCCCAATGTCCGCGTAGTGGACGCGACCCCCAGAAGCACGGGGCAACCGGCTTGCTCGCCGAACCACTTTGCGAATTGGATAAGCCGCTGTGCGTAATTGTTGGCTCCCTTGCGGTGATCGGGATGCACGTAGCACCAGAGGTCTTCGTAGTGCCAGGATTCGGTGTACCACAACTGCGCCATGACCAGGCACACCGATGCGGCAACCTCGCCATCGGCCGTGTCGATAATGCCGATCACGCCGCCCTTGCGCTCCGTGGCAACCTGAATGCCATTGAGCACCTTGAATTCGTTGACCGGAGCCATCGAATTTTCCTCGGCCGCACGGGTCATCAGCAAATCGAAGAGCGCCCTTTCGTCAGCTTTAACAGCGATCCGCACGCCATCGGGACGCGAGGTCGGCCCAGCAACAGGCTTCGCCTCGGCGGCGCGCTCGAAGACACTGCGAACGGCGCTCATGGCAGACAATTACGCAGAAATTGTTTCCAGAGCGACCCCGCTGCCGTTTCCTCGTCTATTAGACTAAGCTGACGAGCATTCTCCAAATATCCTAATTCTGCACGCGTGCGGGTTGGGCTGTGCGCCCAGATCGACCGAATGCCAGCGCGCATTTCTTCCCACAAAGGATCGGACGACGGAACTGTCATTTCTTTTTCGGCGGCGGCAATGACAGCATCTTTTTGGCGATTTCCTTGCGCTTCTTCACGACCCAATGGTCAAGGACATCGTGGCCCTTTTTCAAATTGCCCCCGCCCCACGCACGCACGACATGCGGAGCCACGATGTACTCGCCGCCGGCCGCGAGGATCGGTGTCGGGTCGCCCTCGCGTTCCTTGGTGCGTCCTCCGCGCGCCGCTGCCGGACCCATCAGAGGCCCGGTAAAGCGCGCGGGAGGCCGAGGGATGCCGACCCCGCCCCCGCGATGCGGCGGCAGCGGCACTCCGTAAGGCCCGACAGACATTGCGCGCTGCAACAAAGCGGCGCCGGCCAGCGAATTGCCCTCGCCGATACCCGAGACGACATCGGCCGGGACGACATAGCTCCCCACCAGCGGCTGCGCATTGATCAGGTCGGTGCGGCCGGGGACTGGCGAGTGGATGAAACCGGATGTTCCACGTGGAACATTGCGCGCTAGCTTCGCGTCCTCCATCCAGTCGACGTCGCCACCCTCCTGCATTGCAGGGGGGGCTGCGGGCTGAGGCTGCTGCGACTGAGCGGTCGGCATCGCGGGCACTGGCGGCTGCATGTGGCGCGCCTGAAGGATGCGCTGGATGATCGCGGTCTGCGGGCCGGCGATGCCGGACGACGCCAACTCCTGCAATTTCTCGGTCGGCAACTGGGATATCTGCTGGATGATGCCCTGCGAAATCGGGTTCTGGTTTGTGTTGCTGGGCTCGATCGGCATACCGCCGCCGCCCTGATAACCGACGATGCCGCCTGTCGCATGAGGATGGCGGCGCGCATTGGACAATGCTGCGGCGACCGCCTGGGCCTGCGGATGACCACTGTGAACCATCTCGGAAATATTCCGGCTCACGATACCCCGGCTGTGTCCTGGCGCGAGCGGAATCGACTGTCTCCTAGAACAATGCCCTGCCATATACGCGCAGGTCAGCCGTGGCGGCAACACCCTGCGGCGTTGTCAATGAAAAATACACTACGCCGACACTCAAAAAAGCCCCTTGGTAAACCGTCAGGGGCAGTGCGCTCCCTGCCGTATTAATCGCTGTCCCGGTCAACCCCGAATAGGCCTGGCTTGCCGACACCACCTGGAGCCCGGTCTTGCTCGGGCCAAGGTAGATGCCCCCAACCGCAGTCGTCAGCGACACGCTGGCATGCGTCGCCACGATGGCCTCGATGACATAAGCGGAGGCTCCCGGAGGCAACGCGACTAGGATTGCCTGATCGATCGTCACATTGAAATTTGCCCCAAGCAGCGCGCCGAGCTGGTAGGAACCGCCAAGACCGCCGTCCTGAAACGAGTTCGCGGTCGCGAAGGCCGCCAGGTGATTGGGCGTGCCCAGCGTCGTAATGCCGAGGTTGGTGCGCGCCTGGCTTGCCGTGGTGGCGCCCGTGCCGCCCTGCGTGACCGGGATTACGACCGCAAGCGCCGTCTGCGTGACGAGGCGCCCGAGATTCTGGGCAATCAGATTGAGTTGTGTAACCAGCCCGGAGAATAGCCCCCCTCCCCCGAGCCCGCTGCCTCCAGGAGCCCCAGACATCAAGGCTTCTTCGCCAGCTCGGTCTGGATATTGGCCAGGACCGTTTCTTTCGTAATGCCCGCCCTCGCCAATGCGTCCCGCATCTGTTTCTCATGCTGCTGATGAAGGTTTTCTCCGTGAATACCAAGCACGCGCCGCAACATCATCATATATTCGCGCGAGACATAGTTGCGCAGCAGCAGTGGTGCATGGGCAGCTATTTCTTCTTCTATGCATCTCTTGATTACCGATGGATTGGCGTCATAGGCTGCCCTGATGCCTTTCTCATCCCCGAAAATTTTCAGTAGTGCGTAAGCCATCATCGGCCCCCATCCGGGCTGCCGCGATAGCGGCAATTTCCAAGGCGCGCAAATGTGCCCACGTCATTGCCGGCTATCTGGATTTGAAATCCTCTCCCGCGTCCGCGTGGATGGATGACGGGCGTCGATTGTGTGGTTACGAACGGCCCGTGAGAGCGCGGCGGCGAATTCGGGTAATCATAAAAAAAGAATGTCCATTGGATCGTCGGAGCGGTTCCTTGGGCAGCAATATCGGGAAGAAAATCCTGCACGAATATGACCTGCGTGCCTTCCGAGAGCATCATAACGCCAGTCATAGCGTTCCACGCGGCTGGCGCACCATTGGCGTCATAACCGATATCGTGTTGATCGACTAATCCCGTCGAATGACCGCCGATCGGCGCCCCGAACACACTCTGGTCGATCCAGGCCGTGTGCGGGTGATAGACATCCACCGTCCAGGCGCCGGTCGCGAGATTGACCCGAGCATAAACGTACTCACCCGAAAGCTGCAATACCATCCAGCCGATTTCACCGTAGTAGCTATCGGTCTGGCAGGTCGTATTGATCAGGTTCTCCGGGTCTTGGTTCGGGAACACCTGATCCCATACCGGGCATTCGATCTGTTGGGGGCCGGCGGGGCCAAGGGTGAAGAACTGGTTTGGCCCTTTCCAGGCAATCTGACCGGCCAGAATGCCGACCGCATGGGGGCCGTCGGCTCCGCAGTTCACTCCCAGCGGCACAAAGCCGTAAACCAGCGGAGGCTGGATGTAGGACATCGAATAGAGGGCCGTATCGGTCCAGAGCAGGTTCTGCCCGACCATCGCGAGGCCGGCACGCTGGGCCGATCCAATCGCCAGCCGGAAAGTCCCGGCCTCGTTGTCCGCCGCCGCCGTCCAAGTCGTGTAGTCTCCGACATCCGACCAGCTGTTGAGCATCGGGTCGTAAGTGAAGGTCGTCTCGTTCGTGCTGCCGCAGGCAACCAGCTGCTGTTCCTGTGTCGCAACAAAGATGAAACCGACCTGCGCGGGCGCCTCGCCGCCGATCGGGAGCGCCGGACCCCCAAGCTCGGGTTGCCAGACAAAAATCTGACCGGCTTGCGCGCAAGCCATCAGGAACTCGCCCCAGTTGTCGAGCGTGACGATTGCCGCCGGCATCGCCCATCCCGACGACGGCGTGATGTCGGTTAAAGTGGAACCGTTCCAAAGTTGAAGGGCGTTCTGCGCGCCGACACCAAGGTATGACTGCCCCGACAGCGCCGTCCATGCCTTTAGGGCCTTGATGATGCCGGCCGTGCTGGTGAACAGGTCGACGAACCCCGCATCCTTCTGCATCAAGCCCTGAAAGAACCGGATATTCGAGCCGCTGACCCAGCCCGATTCATTGAGCGTGGGCGTCTGAACGGAATTTATGCCGGGTTTCAGCTTGATCGAGACTAACGGCACGGCGAACAGCGCGCGGAGCCGATCGGTGTTCCTGTCCCCTTGCGGCTCACGCGCGCTTCTCCCTCGGGTACCAACGGCGGGGAGTTATGCCCTCAAACGAAACTGCAGATTTGTCAAGCCGCAGCCGGTCGAGCCGGAACTGGCCTCGCTACCGGGTTCGGCATCCGGGTAGACCACCCGCTCGACTGAACCTTGCGCCGAAGCTCCCAAACATTGGCTATGCCTTTCAGGCGTTCGTATTCCTGGTTCCAGTCGCGCGCCTGAGCGGGGTTGTCGGACATCGCGCCGAAATTCTTGCACCATGCCGACGAATCGATCATCTCGGCAGCCAGCATCAGGTCCGGCAGATTGATCGAGATGAAGGTGTCGGGATTAGACGCGCTCAGCGGCGCCGGACGCTGCACGCCGTAGACCTGGACGAAAAAGTCGAAGCCCGGAGCCGGCCCGACGAGGACCGCCGTGTCGGTATAAGGCGCCCAGTAGCGCGGGATGCTCGGGTCGCCGACCGCGCCCTCATTCGGGTACATCGCGTCCAGCAACTCTTTCGACACCGGCAACAACGGCGCGTGATGGTAGCCGTTCTGGTCGATCAGCGCGATCGTCTCGACGACCTGGAACGTCCCGATCATCGTCGGCAGGAAGAAGATGCGGCTGTTCGGCGTCATCTGTGCCGACGAATCGGTCACGCGCGCTGCCAACAGGTCGAGGTCGCGCAGGATGCGGTTTTCGGCCGAGAAGATGAAGGCCGGTATCTGGGCAAGCCAGTCGGTATTCGTTGCGTACCCGCTGTCGCCCGTGTACTGCATCAAAAACGTCAGGTTGTCGGCGTAGTTCAATTTGGCGATTCCGCACCGTAGCCGGGCGACGCCTGCGTCCCTGTCCCGCGCCCCGGCCGAAATCCGGCGCGTCCCTCCAACATCGGATGATGCCGGCAGAACCGCGCCGCATGGACTTCCGGCGACAGGCCGGCGATGACGAGCTGCGGAGGGCCGCCGGCGATCTTGCTCGGGACAGTCGCGATCAACATCGGCGTCGGGGGCTCATAGTAGCACCGCATCGCATTGCCCTCGCGGCGCATGAAATCGCAGGTTTCGCACGACGGTTGTGCGCCACCGGGCGTTCCCGGCCGGAGACCTTCGGCGATATGCCCCGCAATCTCCAGTTCCGGGAAATCCGGCGGCGTGCCGTTGCGGCTCATGCCTTAGCCCTTCCATGAAACCCGATCGGCACTGTGTCGCGCACCCGGTAGAGTTGCCGTCCCAGCGCATCGAACAGCCCCGTCGGCTGCGGACGGTCATCCTCGGGCATCAGGACTTCGGTCGCCGTCGTTGCACTGTAAGGGTCGTCGACCAATTGTGTCCCAATCGTGATGTAGCGGCGCTCAGACATCGTAAATCGCCGCCAATGGCTTCTGATACCGGCGCCGCTCCGTCACCATCATGTCGTGCTCCTCGCGTCGCACTGCAACGCCGTGCGCCCGCAGGTAGATCAGGGCCATCGAGCAGCTGTCCACCAGGTCATTGTGACGCCCGTAGGGGAATGCCGCCACTTGCCGGATCACCATGTCTGCCCATTCCTTGTCAGGGGCATAGATGACCTTGTTCTCGAAAATCGCCTGGCAAGCATTCAGCCGGGCAACCTTATCGCCCGGCGGCATCATCAATTCAAGGCCAAACTCCCGACCGCGGGTCAGGCGCTCGACTTCGTCATGAACATCCCGGCCGCGCGCCTTCTTCTCGATGATAAGCCGGTCGACCTTGTGCTCCCGGCAACTCGCAATCACGCGCTTGACCAGCTCGGCGAGCTTGCACCGCACCTGCCACGCATCCCGCAGCATCAGCTTCGGCCGCCCGCTCTCCGGGTCTTCAAACGCCGCCCACACCGTCAGCGCATTGTAATCCGCTTCGGCATGCTCCTCATAAGCCGTGTCGAGCGACGCCACGCACGTCCCGTACTCGGGAAATTCCTCACGCGCCCACAATTGCCAATAATGCTCCGGGATGATCCCCTGGCCGCGCGGCACCGGAAGCATCTGGTATTGCGCTGAAAAAGCGTAGGAACCTTTTGCGTTTTCTAGTTCTTGGATAGCCTCCTCGCTGAACCTCTCGGGCCACGCCAGCAGCCCATCCCGCTCGGCCAGCGGCGAGCCCTGCATAACCGTGCCGTCGTCCGCCAGCCCCGGCAGGATTTCTCCATCCCCGTCCAGTGCTCGCGGGTCGACCCATCCGATATCCGTCGCCAATATCCGGCGCTGCACGTCGAACCGCATCGGGATCGACAGATGGCAGTACGGCAACCCCAGCTCGAGGATCGTCCCCGACACATCCATGTCGTGCGTGCGCTGCTGAATGACCACGATCGCCGACCGCTGGAGATCGTTCAGCCGGTCCGGCATGACCTCGCGAAACCACGTCGTCGTCGACTTCATGATCAATTCCGACTCGACCTCCAGCGGGTTGTTCGGGTCGTCGATGATCACCCGGTCAGCCCGCTCCCCGGTCCCCACACCCCCAACCGACGAGGCCAGCTTCCATCCCGTCTTGTCGTTCCCGACCTGAACCGTCGAGTACATGTCGGCGCGCGGCCGGAATACGTCGCCCCAATACCGCTGGTAAACCTCGTCCTCGATTACCGACTTGAACCGCCGGTTGTCCCGCAAGGTCAAGTGCCCGGCATACGCACAGCACAGATACCGCAGATGCGGCCGTCGGCGCGGCCCCCATTCCCACGCCGGCCAAAACACGCTCGTCAGCAGGCTCTTGGTGCTCCCCGGCGGCACATTCATCAGCAGCCGCGTCACCTCGCCGTCAGTCACCGCCTCCAAATGCCGGCATTCCGCCTCCAAGACCCACCCGCCCACAAACGGCGTCTCCGGCTCGACCGCATGCCACATCAGCGCCACGAACTCGTACAGGCTCTCCTCGGCCGCCCGCTTCTCCTGCCGCCGCCGCAATGCCGCGTCAGCCCGCAGAAACGCCAGCAAGCCAGCGCGTCCCAATGTCGAAAGGTCAGCGCTCATCGCCACCAAGTTGCGCGAAGATCACGAGACTGTCGGTTTCTTCGGGATTTATCGCAAAAAATTTTATACGAAATCAGCGCGAATGCGGAGGGAGTGCACGCCAGCCTCAAGGAGTCCCGTCGCTCTGGCCGGCCCGCACCGTCTCTCTGGCATCCGGGTCCCCGGCCGAATCGAGACCCCGCACAACCCACGCTGGCGTACCGCATCCGCTCGTTGTGCAGTGCGATTTTCCATAATGGACCTTACGCGCCATCGCCGAGCATTGATATCATTGGCAATTCTTGTCGAGCGCTCGGTTGTATCGCCGTTTCGGCCGGTTGCAGAGCGTTCGACACTATATATAGTGTGTCGGCGTCAGTGCCGCGTCGCATCCGATTCGCTGTCGTCGCTCGACAACTGACGCGCCCTCTCCAACGCCAACCGCCGCAACTCTGCGTCGTCCATCGTCTCAAAGATGTCGTCGGTATCCTTGCGCAACTGGCGATCGATGAACATCCCGAGTTCCTTGCCGAGCAGCTCAGCGGCTCGCACTGCCGGGCCGAGCTGGTTCTTCTGACGCGCCATCTCGCGGTCCTCGACAAGCATCCGAAGCACATCTGCCTTGGTTACTGCGGCTTTCTCTGATGCTCTATTAACTTCCCGCTTACGCTGGGCTTCCATTTCAGCGAGCAGCTCAGCGATGCGGTTTGAAACGATTTGTCTCTGCTTTAGCGTGTGCGCGTTTCCGCGGTTTCTCTTAAAACCTGCGGTCTCGTAGGCTTTCTCGGGGACTTGCCCGGTGACGATGGCTTGGCAGAAGCGTTCGTGTCGAGCGTTTCGGAGGATTGGCATGGCCATCGCATGTAGCGGAAAGCGCGTGGCGTTTCAAGCGTTGTGCGTCTGACGGATACGCTGACACGGGCATACCACGCGAGGGGCGTGGCGTTAACTGCGCTGGCGCGCGCGGTCTGCTGGTCGCAGACAGTTCGCTTCGCTTACGCTCTCGCTCATGCGGATAAGACGCGCGAGCTATTGACGCGAGTGCAATCGCAATTCGTCAAGCCCTAAAATTAGCACTAGGCGCGCCGTGGGCTTCGTGGCGACTTTGACCGTTGCCGTAATTATCCGTTGCTTAATCAGGAACGATAATCGTCATCCCGATTCCCTTTCCCCGCATTAATCCACCGGTCGCGCTCTGCGCCGGCGATCTCGATTGCCTCTATACCGTTGGTAGCCATGGACACCGGTTATACGCCCACGAACCGGTTTCACAAACGGCAAAATCCGAAAAAAAAGGCGAGTTACACCGGTTTCCGTCCAGAAGACCGGTGTTTTACGGGCCGATGAGCCGATTGGGCGCATCTTCTTGTCTGTCCGTCGCCGAAGTCGAAGGCAAGTTGCACAAGCTTACGACGCTCTGGCGATCTCCGTTGTCTCGGATTATGTGACACGAGATTGCGTATATGTCAGCCGCTTGCCGGCGATACCCTTGACAGCGAGCGCCGCCCGCGTCGCGTCATCGACGCCGAGCGCGTCCGCTGCCCAGTCCGACGCTGGTAGCCAATTCGCCACGCCCGGTCAAGCATCCAATAAAATACGCGTCACGCTCATTTTGTGATTGACAGGGATACGTGTCACGCCTATGTTATCCCCATCAGACCGGAGGTAAACATGACCGAGCAAACCCTTCCAGAAACCGGCTACACCGTCGAGTACGACAACGAACACGGGCATTTTGAGATGCGCGCAAATTTCACACGCGACCAAGCCGGCCAGATGGCCTCTACGCTCTTCCGCCTCCCCTCTTGGGGCAAGGTCGCCAAGGTCGTAATTACCCCGTCCAACATTCCGCTCGACACGCGCTCGATTGATGAGATCGAGGCTCAGGCGATCGCATAGGAGGCCGGCGATGATCGATGACGCGGAAAGGACAGCGCAACGGCGGGCCGCTCAAGCCGTAACCGGCATTCGGGACGCTGGCGATCAAATCGATTTGATCGCCAATTCGCTGCTGATTGATCGGAAACGTAGCCATCTTACTAAATGGGAGCGAGATTTCATCGTGCCGGTCATCGACCGCTGGAATAAATTCCAGGAACGCACACGCTTGAGCGCAAAACAGATCGAGATCATCGCGACAATTCACGAAAAGATTAAAAATCGCGTGGTGATTTAAATGACCGGCATCGTAGAAGTTTACCGTGAAAGCTTCCGCACGCATAATAGAAGGATGAATGAGCCGCAGCACACAGATGACACCTATCGAATTCCGCGAGACATTGAAAGCGCTGGGGCTCACTCAGCGCTCTCTCGCGTCCACGCTCGGGGTCGCCGTCACGACCGTCAACCGATGGGCGCGCGGGCTCGCTCCAGTCCCGCAATATGCCGTGGCGTACCTGGAGCTGCTGCGCCGGGCTTAGGTCGCGTGAGGGCGCTGATAGCCATCTCTCATTTTAGGTATGGATTTTCTGAGGCCATTTGACATTCGCGTTTCCCCGACAGACAAGCTTGTAGAATTGAAGTTTGCCGGGGGGTAGGATAGCGGACAAAAGGATATGACGGACTCATATTGCTTCTGAAAGTTATCGTTTGAGCGGAGATTCGTGCGCTATTTAGCTTCGCGCTGGACGATGACACAGTAATTCCAACGATGGCTACGGCCATCACCCAAACAGCGTCCCGTCGAGTGAACCGCATCGTTTCCATCCCTCATTGTGCGCGGCGGGCTCCCTTCTTATTACAAGGATATGCATGAAGGTTTGGAATCGGAGGGGGATCACCCGCATCGCGACATTATGACGCACCTAATGGCATTGAATTGTTAACGGCCTATTCCTTAGCGGTACAGCCGCCAGCCGCCATCAGGGATGATTTACCTACCACCTCGGAGACGCCTCATTTGATTGAACCGGCAACGATCGCTGAAAGGCTTTGCCGAATGGTCGCGACAACCGTGATCGACGATGGCGTGCGGGTATCGACTCACGTCCTCTACCCGTCAAACGGGGCTGTAACGGTAACCGTCCGCGGCGGTATCGCCTCTTATGTCGTGTCTGATGACGGTGGTGCTTTGTCGGAGATTATCAGCACGGGGTTAAAGACGCCGATTTCCGATCGGCAAATTGCCGCGCGCGTCAAATCGCAGGGGCTCCACGTCAGCCGTGGGGTTATTCTCTCCCCCCAGGTTCCGGAGGTTGCGGTTGAGGCCGCAATTGTCCTAGTGGCAAACGCGTCTGGCGATGTTGCGAGGTGGTCATTGGATCATCTCAGGTTCAATATTCAGCATGATTTTCGGGAAGAGTTAGACAGTCTTCTCGGCAGTCATTTCCATGATAATTTGAAGCGTGATACGCCAGTTGTAGGCGCTAGTACCAAGGCTCATAAATTCAACTATGTTATTTATCTGCAAGGTGAGCGCCGACTTCTAGTCGATCCCGTCATCAATGATCACTCTTCAATAAGTTCGCGAGTGGTGGCGAACCTCGACGTTCGCAACGCTCACGATAGCCGCATTGAGCAATTGATTGTCTATGACGACCGCCTGAGGTGGTCCGGCTCCGACTTGAAGCTTCTCGAACTCGGCGCGCGCACCGTTCCGTTTTCCCATGCCGAACCCGAGATCAGACGCCTAGCCGCCGCCTAACCACCGTTCACGTTTCAGACGCGCTAAAGAGCTTGGCTTGCCCTAGCGCGCACGTTTCGCCGCCGCACTTGGCTCCTCCGTCGTCATGAGGCGCTGATAGCCAGCTCGGCGTGCGCGGTCAACCGGCGATCGGATCGCCGCGCTGTCGTCGCGCTCGGGCATATGCCAACAGCCCGGACAGCGATTTCCTGGCAAGGTTGGGGCGCCATTTGCCCGCAGCGAATGCCCAGAACTTCTCTGCGTCCATCGAGCGCCGATGGCAATTGCACAGCGCGCAGGCCGCGACGAGATTGTCCCAGCGTCGCATACCGCCTTCGCTGCGCGGCACTACATGATCGCGCGTGACAGCGTAGATCGACGGCCGGTTGCGAACCGTCGGCTCCATGCGGATACCGCAATAGCAGCATCGCCAGCCTTGGCTTTCGGCCAGCCGCCAGCGTGATGCACGAGGATCGCGGCCGTATTCGCCGTTCACGCCACACCCTTCGGCTCGCGGCATCCCGCGCACGTCGGCTTGCTGTTGCTCTTCCAGTACGACACCGTAGGGTCCTGCTTGCCGCACAGCGCGTAGCGCACCGGAAGGCAATTCCCGCCCCTAACCACCACCCCGCGCCCTTCCGCGCGCTCTGCCGCCCTCAGCGCGGCCCGTATTCGATTCTGGACGGCTTCCGTGGGGCGGGTAGGCGCATTGCTCCAAGCCGAGTTGCACGAATCGACTGCCCGTTACCGAGTGGTGGTGAGATGCCATCCGCCGCAAATGCCGCATTGATAGGCACGAGACGGAGTGTTGCAGAAAAGCTGGTTCATCGTTTCGACCGCGGCATCAGCGCTCTCACAATCGGCGTACCGGACCTTGTCATTGCATCTTCTCCGCCGATACGGCTGATGATCGGGCAATGGAAAAACAATTGGGCGCACAAAAGTCATATGGCGCTCCCGAATGACTGAGGCCGCATCATTTCGGCAAAGCCCTCGATGGCTGCGGCGCAACCGACTGCGGCCCGTGCGGGCTCAGCGCCGCGATGCGCTGGTTCGCCGCCGCCAGCTGCTGGTTGAGGCTTGTCGCCCGCGCCTGGCTGTTCGCCAGCTGCTGCCGCAGGTCGCTTAGTTGCCGCGCCACCGCGTCGGGCGGCGTCACGCTAGCCTGCGGCTTCGGCGCGTCCTTCTGCGCTTCGAGGCTCGCGATCCGCGCCTGCAGCCGGATGATCGCCTCCTCGTAGTTGTCGCGCTGGCCGAACAGGTAGGCGATCAGCCGCTGGTCCGGCGACTGCTGCTGCGCCGGCGGCGGCTGCGGGGTCGGCGACTGGGCATAGGCCGCTGTCGAGACGACAAGGCACGCGACCGCAGCCCACACTCGCTTAGACGGCCAGCTCATTTCCACACCTCCATCTTGGTCCCATTTATTACACAAACATTGTTGTACATTATCAGGCAGCCCCCTCGTCCGCCCAGATAGATCGCAGTGCTGGATGCGGGTTGCGGACGCTTGGGCCTGTCGATCTTGATCGACAAATCCGGGCGGCCCGGAGGCACAGAGGCATCAGGCGGCGGCGCGATGAGTGGGAATCCGACAGGGCGACCGTCTTTGCTGACTGCTTGCAACTGTATGCCGATCATGACGTCGGCCCTGTCCTCGGCATAGGCCGCGCCGCCCAACAGGATCAGCGCGGCAGCGGCTAGCGACAGGTTACGCATTTACATTTTGCTCCATTGCCATTGCGATAGCCTTGTCAAACAAGGCGTACACTTCGTCGACGGTGCGTCCTGGCCGGTCATTCCACTTGCTAGGACATCCAACCACCGCAGCGAAGGTGTCTCTAAGATCAAACAAACGCCCTAGATCATTTGTCACACTGTTCGAGGCACCCACAATGCACCGTGGGCCACCATCCACGCCTGCTGCCCCTTGTATCCATCCATGCGTTTCGAGGTATCGTTTTGCCGCCAGCAAATCAGCGGCGGTTTGGTTCAGTTGTGCTCCGTCAAACGGCATCGGATTTTTCCTCCGTCTTGTCCATCCGTCCCAAAATCACCATTCCCCACACTCCCATAGCTATCGAGGCCACGATCATCACCCCGAAGCACCACGGCTCAGGAATCGGAAATCGCGCAGCCGACTCGGCAACCTTGTCGGGACAAGGCCCTTCAAAAAAACTCTCAAAATCGACGACGGCCATTCCGAATATCGCTCCCGCAACGAAAATCGCGATCCTTAGCGCAATGCGTTCGAAGGTCATCGCCACGGCTCCCCCGCGATCGTGTCGGGCACTTCGTTGCTCACATATAGCGGCTGCACGCGCGGCTTGACCGATTCGCCGACCGTCGCGCGGAACTCCGCGACCCGCTCCGCGACATGCGCAATGTCGTCGTCGCTTGGTGTCGATCGAGCGCCTTGGTCGACAGATTGTCTATCGAGCCGCCGCAGGTCAGCGCGCCGCTCTTCCATCTCCTCCAGCGCCAATGCGCGCAGCTGTCCCGGTCGCGGAAACCACCGCGCCTCGAGCGACGGCATGTTGATGTAGCGGTCGACCGCATCCTTCAGCAGGTCCGCCGGAATGTCCGACAGCGCATCGAGCCAAATGCCCGCCGTAACCTCGTCATCTGCGAAGCCCGCCGGATACCCGAAGACGCGCCCCGCCTTGTCCAGGCATGCGGCGATCTCCGGGGCGCTGGCGGGCTCTAGCGCGGCCCGTGCGCGGTCAATGGACAGCGCGACTGAGGGCGGCGTTGACGAGCGCTGCGCGGGCGTCGGCGATTCGCCGGTCGCGAGCGCTAACTTCGGCAACAATTTGTTGAGGGGCGTCATCCCAGTTCTCGCCATGCAACCATGTAGAGGGGTGCTTTTTGTAGTGCGTCGGCCTACCGGCGGTTTCACGCCAATATCGTTCGTAATTATCATGTATTGTCTGCTTTGAAGCGATGAGCCGCGCTCTTTCGTATTCCTGGCGGGCTCGCTTCTTGTCAACCTTCCGCTCAGGCGGCGTCAGCTCCCAAAATTCGTCGAAGTCGCTTGGCGACCATGCCGGAATCCCGCTCATGACCGCCTCCCTGCGGTTTTTTTCGCCCCGCGCGGATTTTTTCCTACACCTACCCTTAGACTCCTAAACTTCTGCTTTTCCTCTTGTTTGTTCTTAAGCTTCCTTCTTCTAACACTATTCTCGTATGCAATCTTAGGCTTAAAAAAAAGTAGCCAGCGAAGACAGCCCTCCGCAAAGGTCCATTCTCGCTTGCCAGTTTCCTGGTCCGGTAGGGCTTCGATCACCCGGATTAAAAGCTGTTTGAGCCGGTCTCCCCGGCGGGCGCTGAATGGCGACGGCCCCGGCCGGTCCCGCAGGGCACAGCCAAAACGGCTGCCGCGGTTTCTCTGGTGGGCTTTGGCCGCGCTCGCTCCATCCAAGGGCCGGCTGTCGCTCGGTCCTATCTGAGCCAGTCTATCGGGAGACTGCGGCCCTATGCTGACCGCAGATGCTTGCCTTTCGGCTCCGAGGGTATTATGTAGGCCTCGGAATTCGATTGGGGCTGCGGTCACAGACCAATCGGAACAAGGCCGGGCGGGGGTCATGTTCGCCCGGCCTTTCCATTTTCCAATCATGCCTTCTCCAGTCAAGCGAAATCCTACGCTGTCGCCAAAAGGCAGCGCTTCGACAGCGCATCGGCCTGCACGTTGCACTCGCGCGGAACCCATTCCAGTCTCACATTCGGGAACTGAGACAAGATGGCGACACAGCGCAGCGCCAAGTCCTTGTAGATGCCTTTCTTGACGCGCCACCTGCCGCTACACTGCTGAATCACCAACTTGCTGTCGCCTCGGATAACAGCCGGCTCGTAGCGATAGCCCGCATCGAGCAGCCAACTGAGCACCGCCAGCAAGCCGGCGTATTCCGCTAGGTTGTTGCTCGTCCCGCGCGGGCATGCCGAGGCCGGCATTACCTCGGAACACTCCCAAACGCGTTTGCCGTCAACCAGCGCGAAGGCCCCATAGCTCGCGGTGCCTCCGGGGTTTTCGGGACCGCACGCCCCGTCGAACCACGCTTCGATTTTCATCGTCACACCGCCATCGCGAACTGTTCGGGATGCTCTATCCGCTGGCGCAGCATGGCGACCTGACGCGCCAATACCGCGTCCTCGCGGCACAGCTGCTCGACTCTGCGAATCGCAAGCATGACCGTCGTGTGGTCGCGATTGCCGAAATACCGGCCGAGCTCCGGCAGCGAGTGCTCCGTCAGATGGCGCGCCAGGTACATCGCCACCTGCCGAGGGCGCGCAACCGCTCGCGCCCGCCGGCTCGACCGCATGTCAGCTAGTGCAATGCCGAAATGCGCGGCGACATGGCGCTGGATCGTGGCGACACGGCCTATCGGGTCGGCACGCATCGCACGGATTACGGCGGCCTCGTGCTCCGTCAACTCCCATACCGTGCGCGGCACGTCCCAGTCCGGCAGCTCGTGCTTGATTGGGTCGGCAATGTGCGGGTAGGTCATCCCGTCTCCCTTTCCAGCGCCATGAACGCGCTTATGAATTGCGCGGCAACCTGCGGGACGATGGCGTTCCCTGCGCCACGGAGCGCACCGACGCGGCTGACGGGACCAAGGCCATCCACTGCGCCGGGAAGCCCATCAACCAGAGGGAAAATGCCGGGTTCAATGCGCCGCGCTTTTGCGTCGAGGCAGGGGAGCCATTCGGAATCGGACCAAAACCCGCCAGTTGCAACCGCCTGCTCGTTCAGTGGGCGTGCGTTGTGGTTCATCGTCTCGTCGCTCGCCTGCCCATTCTTCCAGTCCCGTGCCGACGGCGTACCCCAACCCGCCACCAACGACACCGTCCGACGGCTGCTGTCTGTGTTGCCCGCCGGGTTGTATGTGTCGGTCCCTAGGCTGCCGGCCATTGGCGTCGGCCAGCCCGCCAGCGTTGCTGTGTCGGTCAAGTTCGACTTGCGGCCACCCGTCCGCTCGCTCTGGCCGGAACAATGCTCGCCGTCCTGATGCGCTGGCGTCGGCCACCCAGAACAGGCGTTGTCGGATGTGGGGCGCGCCCGCGCCCGCAGCGCACAAATCGGCGGCCCCGACGGCATATCCCAATGCTTCCAGGTCAGCGCGTACTCCGGCGAGCCATTCACGTCCATCGCGGCCCGCAACCTGTTCGCCAAGGATCGCTGGAGGGCGGCACTCGGCGATGAGGCGTCGAAACTCACGCCAGAGGTTGCGGCTGTCTGCGTTGCCGAGACGCTTGCCGGCGGTTGAGTAAGGCTGACAGGGACAGCTTCCGGTCCAAACAGGTCGAGCTGCCGGCCATCCCGCCATTTCCAGCGCGAGCGGCCAGCCTCCAATACCCGCGAAAAAGTGACAGTGTTCAAACCCTGCGCAGTCGGCCGGCTGAATATCGGCGATGCTGCGCTCATCGACCACGCCTGCAGGAACCATGTTTCCGCCGATCAAATTGCGGAGCCATTGCGCGGCGAATCGGTCGCTGTCGTTGTAAAAGTTCATATCGCACGGTCGCTATCCACCGCGTTCGGCCAACCCCATTCGCCGGGCGCCGACACTAGCCGAGGCCCGTCCTGCAATGCCGTGATCGCGGCAGCGCACGTCATCATCCCGCACCGCGCCACCGTGACCGAGCGACCGAGCCGCACCGTCCGCTCGCGTTCCATGTAGCGGTTGAACCGCTTCTCGATGTCGAGCGCGCGCCACACAGCGATGCCGTCACTCACGGCGCATCACCTTTCGTGCGCGGGGTGTCATGCGTGCCCTGCCACGCTGACGTTCATCGATTCAAAAAGTTTCGCAAGTCTCAGATAGGATGCGGCGGCCAATGTAAGTTCAAGCGCAGCAGCCGCGTCTCCGGCCTTCGACGCACGTTGCGCGCCTACTAACAGACGGCGGGCGGTTGTGAGGTGATCAGTCACGCCGACCTCGCAATCCGCGTCGGGATGCGCCAGTCGCGCAGCGCGTTCTCCACATCCTCGAGCGACCGGCACACCCGCACCCGAGCGCCGGCATTTTGCAGCGCCGGGATCGTCTCCTTTTGCGCCGCGCTCAGGATGCCCGTGCGCGGCACCTTTAGCTCGATGAAGTAGGCCAGCCCGTTGGAAATCAGCAAAATATCCGGCGTGCCGCTTCGGTATCCAAGCCCTTTAAGGATCGCGCCGCGCACCTTCCCGCCGCCACCGGCCGGTACGGAAGTGAAAAACACTTCGGGCGGCAGCGCGGCGTTAAGCAACACAGCGACGGACCGATGAAGCGTTTGTTCTTGATGGGCGCGCATCGCTACGGTTGTTTCAATACACCTGTTTCGGAATTAACCTTTATTAACAATGCGTTAACGAAATTTTGACGTTGACAGGACGACTTTTTGCGTGATTAGCTCGTCCCACAGCACAACCGAAAGAAAGTGCGGGGCATGCACGCATCTTTGCGCGGCCGATTCGGTCATTGCGGTTCCCTGTTTATTAACAACGTGACGAGCCGTTCGGCTTCCGCTGCGGTATGACGAGCGTAACCGACGTGCTCGGCCGTCATTTGGTAATGCATGCGATGGCCGGGCTGCCCGCAGGCGCGCGGCTTGGTCAACAGCGCATGCTCGACACGGGCGAGCGACGCGGTGGCAGCCGCCAATTCCTTAAGGACGGCCGCAAGCTCGGCGCGCATGTCCTCGGTCACGATTTCCTCGCGGGGTCTGCAGGGGAGAGACGTTGCCCGCTGCTCTCTGAGGGGCACAGAGCGGCAGCGCCCGCGAGGAACACCAGCGCCGCCAGCAGCAGCGCGAAGCTCGACGGCTCAGGGACGGCGACGGCCGCAGCGCTCGCGCCAGTGCCGGCAGAACCGCCGCCGCCTCCCCCGAGCCCAATGGCAGGCCACCAGGCCCAGGCTACTCCTCCGGCTCCGGCGAGCTGGCCGGCGACGCACACCCAGACCCACGCGCCGCCCTTATGCCGTCGTCGTACCCGTTTTGATAGAAACCGACGCCTATGCAGAGACCCCAGAACAAGAGGAGAAGTAGGATGAGCAGCCCATTCACTCGCTGGCCTCCAAAGCCATCCGCAAATCACGACGCGGCGTCCTCAGTCGGAACCGACTCGGCGTGATCGCGCTCCATGTCCTCGAGCTGCGCAATCGCGCGACGGAACAACCTAAGCCCAGGGACAAAGGTCTCGTTCTTCCAGCGCTGGAAGGTGGATTCGCGCATTGGAACCAACCGGCAGAATTCTCGCAGATTCGACCCGACCGCCCGGACGCGGCGCTCGATCTCGGCGGGGCTTGTTTGCAAATCGCTCATTAACCGCCGATGATATGCGCATAAAAGCGCCGCATCAAGCGGAAATACGCGCCGCCATTCCGGTTGACCCCGGTGGAGCGGACGGGCATGCCGTTAACCCTATGGTGGCAGGGGACGACATCCGGGCGCTTGTCTCAAGGTGGAGCGACGACCTCGCCCTCTCTCTCAGCGCGTTCGCCACCCGCGCCGGCCTGCACCACAAGACGCTGACCGAGCCGATCGAGAACCACCCCGAGCGCCCCTGGCTTCCTCACAAAGGGACGATCGCCAAGCTAAAGGCCTATTATGACGAGGAGATAGCGTCGCGAAAGGACGTTACCTTGGCACTTAGGCCAGCCGCCAACATCCGCGAAGCTGCCCTGTTGGTATCCCTCCGCGCGACGGGTATGCAGGAGTACACCCCCGAGCAGATGGTGGAGTTGGCCCGGCGAGTATCCCGCCATATCGAAGCGGCCGAGGCAGAAGGAAGGCCGCTTAGCGACGCAGAAACAATCGCCTATGCAAGGGGCGTTTTTGAGATGCTAGTTGAGGGAAAGCCCGTAAGCGATTGCTGACATCGTCGCCGCCCATTCCATCATTCGCAGGGCAGCGGGTCGCAGAACACCTTGATTTGAATTGTCGCTGTCGCCACCCAAGGGAGGCTCTATCGCCTCTATCTTGTTGATGGTGTCGCGTATCTTATTGAAGATGCGTGCTTCCTCTTCGCTCACCGCCTAGTCCCCGAAAATATATCGCTTCCTGCATTGTCGCGCCGAGCGCGCCCAAACGCAATTCCGAATCGATTCGGAGCGTCATTCTAGCGTCCGCGAGCCGTCCAAAAAAACATCAACCTTATCAAGGACGCGATTTAATTTCGCGGTAATGCGCATTTTATGATGGACATGGATGCGCGTTTGTGCGCATTGACTCCCCGTCAACCTGATGGGGTCCGCGCACAGATGAAACAGCTACTTCTCGCCGGCACGATCCTCGGCGCGCTCGCGGCGCCGGCGTGGGCCGGCCAAATCACGATCGGCGGCAGCCTCGGCATGTCCTACGACCTCGTGTCCACCGGAAACGGTACGATCGCGGCGAACTCACCGGGGTATTGGGCGTCGGCGCTGTTCGACTCGGAGGTCGGGACGGTTCCAGACGGCGCGCATTTCGGCCCGACGACGTTCGCGACCGGCCCCGAGGTCGACGGCGTCTTTATGGTCGTCTCGGGCGGGGAGGAGGCGCTTTCGGTCGCCTTCCCGGACGGCGATACGGCCAGCGGGACGGCGCAAATCACTCAAATCGACGACGGCAGCCCGAACCCGCACATCGCATTCGACTGGACGTATGTGTCGTCGGGCGACCCGGCGTTCCTCGCCAGCTTCCCCGGCGGGACGACGGATGGCGAATACATCTTCGCGACCGTGAGGACCCTGCTCGACCAATTCGCGCTGTCGCCGGGCGACGAGTTCCTGACCGGCTCGGCGGGGCAGATCGAGGACACGGCGGCCGTGCCGGAAGCGGGCACGCTGGCGCTTCTGGGGCTGGCGCTCGTCGGGCTTGGCATTGCCAGACGGCGAGTCCTTTAGTTGTGGCGCTTTGTGTTGTCCCGCACCTTCTCCGTCCACGGGAATCTCTTGAAAAAGGAGCGCTACGATAATGGCAAAAACCGAAAGGCTTTCGTGGATTGTTTGCGGACGGCAAATAGGCTCGGCATCTGGCTGGGATCAGGCGGATACCTTCGTGATTCAGCTTTACGATTTCGAGCCGGGCGAAGGGTATGTTGGTCCCTCGGGGGATTGCGTAGCCATTGATTTCGAGAATGTCACTATTGAGACTTTCGACAACGCCGGCGAGAGGGTCATATCCGTCGATTTGATCGACGCCATTGCTGGCTGTCGTCGCGCGGGCAGGCCCAGATGACCGACTCCCTCAACGACACGCTGCTGACGATCGCACGGGCCGGCGCCGGGTTGGAGCCGCCTCCCGACATTATCGACATTTGCTGCGACACGGCGCTGGTCGCGACCCGGCTCGACGCGTTCCTGCGCGTCGTCAACGGCGACTTGGACGACGGCCGGCTGCGCGAGCCCGACATCATGCGGGCGCGGCTGCCGGAGCTGCGCGAGCTGCGGGACCGGCTGACGGCGATCGTCAGACAGGCCGAGATATTGGCGGGGGAAAAGTGATGCGGCATTGCCCGGTCTGCGGCGCGATCCTGGTGCCGACGGAGGAAGAGGGCGCGAAGCACTTTGCCCTCCGCATCACCTGCGGCGAACGCAAGTGCGTCAGCGCATTGCGCATCGCGTCGTGCAAGAGAGCCGCCACGGAACGGGATCAGCCGCCGGAAGGCCCGGTGCCGACCGATCGCTGGCCGGCGGAAATGGCGCTGACGCGGCCGTTCGCCGACGACGTGCGAACCACGGCGCGCGGCAGTATCGGGTTGCCGGCGACACTGGCCGGCGGGTGTTCTTCATCGTCAGGGTGGGGAGTGAAATGACCAAATTTGTGATTGATGACGGCGTACCAATACCGCCAAAAGGCAGAACGCGGTATCCATGGCCCGAACTTGGCATGGGTCAGAGCGTTTTTGTTCCCGGCGATCAGCGTGCCGTCAGGATAGCGCGGGCTGCTGTGAGTTCGTGGGCAATCGATAACGGCCGTAAATTTACGTGCCGCATTTGTACGGAGAATGGCGTTGCTGGTATCCGCATCTGGCGCATCGAATGACCGGGAGGCGCATCATGATCGACCCGACAATCCGCAACTACGCGCACGAGGCCCGGCGGCGCGACTGCTCGCGGCTGCGCCCGCTGCCCCAGGTGGAGGCGCGCACCGAGATCGCGGCGGAGTTCGCGCTGGCCGAGGAATTGCGGCTGGTGGTGCTGCGGTCGCTGACCGTGCCGCTGGCGGAAATGATGGAGGCGAGGCAATGAGCGAGGCGAAATGGACGCCGGGGCCTTGGGCACCAAGTGCGGCGCCCGGCGGTTGGGATGCGGTGCGTGAGCCGGGCGGACAATTGGTATGCTCGCTCAACCTTAATAACCCCGCAAATATGCTGCTGATCGCCGCTGCGCCTGATCTCTACGAGGCGCTGGCCGAAATTGTCGCATGGGCGACAGACGATGCGGCAACCGCATGGCCTAAAGCACATGCGGCCCTTACCAAGGCTCGGGGTGAGCGCAGTGATCCGGCCGGCCGCTGGCCGAGATTGCGAGGATAGGATGAGCGATATGGGCAAACCCGTAACGGAACAAAATCAGACACATACGACTAAGTATGTGCTCGACGCAACGATGGGGTGGCCTTTCGTTTATTGCCCGGTCGAGCTGGATGACGCAGGCGAAATCGTGAGCGTTGTCACCGGCATGAATTATATTGGGCCGCCGCCCGGCAAGGTGATTGCGATTGTCCATCAGGATGGGCAGGAGGCGGTTGAGGCATTCTGCAAACAGTATGCTGCCGAACTTAAGGAAATTCACAATGTCTGATCGCCGGCTAATTCTGAACGATTGCCAGCGCGAGCGCGTCTATCTCGACGAGCATTGCGAATACAGCGTGGGCGAGCCGGTCGCGGTGCAGAAGCCCGAATGGTCGCCGCCGTTCCGGTTCTGGGTCGCGGCGGTGGTCGGCGCCGTCGCCGCATGGGCGATCTTCTGGCTGACGTGGGTAGAGCTGCCATGAACGCCTTCGAGCGCCACGGCATCGGGCATCTGTCGGCGTCGAGCATCAACCTCTACCGGGCCGAGCCGGCGCTGTGGGTCATGAAATATCTCTGGGGCGTCAGCGACGACGCCGGCCCCGGTGCATGGCGTGGGCAGGCGGTCGAGGCCGCAGTCGACTTGGTGCTTTACAAGAACTGCCCGGACGACGAAGCGGTCGAAGCCGCGATCCAATCCTTCGAGTCCAGGGCTCAAGGCGACCTGGACGAGAAGGTGGTCAAGGAGCGCGAGGCGTTGCCGGCTTTCGTGCGCCAGGCCGCAAAGCTGCTACGCCCGCTCGGCGAGCCCATCGCGCGCCAGTACCGGGTCGAGCAATGGCTGGACGGGATCGACGTGCCGATTGTCGGGTATGTCGACTATGTGTGGCCCGATCACCTGTTGGAATTCAAGACGACGATGCGGATGCCGTCCGCCCCGCGCGACGACCATGCGGCGCAGGTCGTGTCCTATGCCGACGCAATGGAGCGGCCGGCAGGGATTGCCTACGTGACGCCGGCCAAGGGGATCATCTACCCGAGCCTGATGCTCGACGCGACGGCTGCGCGATGGTCGATGCTGAGGGGCGCCAGGGCCATTCGCGGGCTGCTGTCGCGCATCGACGACAAGGAGCAGGCCGCCGCGATGTTCTCGCCGAACCTGTCGTCGTTCTACTGGACCGATGCGACCAAGGCCGTCGCGATGCAGATATGGGGTTGAACATGGATACCGACGCCTGCCGCCGCAGTGAAGAGTGTGGCGAGTTGTTCACCGCTCTGGCGAGCGTGCAGCAGACGCTCGAGAACGTCGAGCGCGACGCCGAGAACCCCGCTTTCAAACGCGGCAACAGGACCAGCACCTATGCCTCGCTGGGGGCGGTCCTGGACCTCGCCCGACCGAAGCTCGCCGCTGCCGGGCTGTCCATCTGTCAGATGCCGGTCAACGGCGACGGCAACAACATCGGCGTCACGACGCTGCTTGGACACAAGAGCGGCCAGTGGATCGAGTCGACCCTCTATGTCGCGCCGCAGCAATTCACCGCGCAGGGGGCGGGCAGCGTGATCACCTACCTGCGCCGATATGCGGCAATGGCGATGGTCGGGCTGGCGCCGGAGGACGACGACGGCAATGCCGCGTCCATCAATGCGCCGACGACACAAGCGCAGCCCGCTGTCCGGCAGGCCGCGCCGGCACGCCCAAGTGGCCCCGCAAGGCGCGCTCCGGTTGACGGGCCTTCCGAGGAGGAACTGGCGTACGCGCGCGGCGCGTGGAAGCGGCTGCACGATGCGATGGAGAAGGCGAAGCTACCGAAGCTGATTGACGAGATTGTGGAAATCGGCGCCGACGACCTTGCCAAGATCAAGGCGGCAAACCCGGACGCCTACGATGGGCTGATCCAATTCTCCATCGCGCGCAAGAACGAGATTTTGGCATCGGCATGACCGCCATCGAAGCGACATTCGTGGACCTGCGCACGGTGAAAACCAGGGCCGTGCTCCAAATCATTCTTGAGCTACCGTTGGAAAGGGCGGACGAGGCTCTGCGGGCCCTCGGCGGCATCCCGCAGCCCGGCACCGACCGCTGGGTAGGTATTGCCCGCCTGACGCCGCCAGAAGCCCGCGCGGAGCCCGCAGAGCCCCACAAAGACCCGGCCCGGTCGATGGCCGGCAAGGCGCGCTATGCCGCACAGACGCCCGGCGAGAGGGCCGTGGTGCGTGCTGGGGCGCTGGCGAAGGACGAGCGGTTCCAGGCGTGGCTCGTCGAGAGACGCGAGCAGGATCAGGCGAGCGAGCTGATAGCTGCGGTCTACATCCGGCGCGTATGTGGCTGCCGTGAGTCGCGTCGGGAGATCGCAACCAATCCCGACTGTCTACGGCGCTTCGAGGCGCTGGAGGCGGCGTACCAGGATTATCGAGAGGGGTATGAGGCGCTATGACCCATGATCCCGGCGGGAAGGTGCGCTTGAAATTGTTACCAGGCGTCAAGGGAAATGCAGTCTTCAGCCCTTGTGGTAGATTTCGGCACTGGCTAAGTAGAGAATGGGGTACGGACGGGCGAGAACCATACGCGCTGTGGATAGGCATGAATCCCAGCACGGCCGAAGCTAACATCGACGACCCGACGATTCGCAAGGAAATGCACTTTACCAAAAAGATGGGGCTGGACTGTTACATCAAGTGCAACATCATGGACTATCGGGCGACCAACCCCAGTGTTTTATTATCGCTTATTGGTGAACCGAACCGGCACCCAATAGAGGCGGTTCCCAGCAGCAGTAAGAACTTGGGGTGCATCGCGAGTTTTGCCCAGCGCGCATCCGTCGTAGTCGTTGCGTGGGGAGCGCTACCCAGGCCACTCCGCCAATATGCTGATGATGTGCTCGCAATCCTGGGGCCATTCAGACTGATGTGCGTGGGGGTAACTAAGGACGGTTCGCCAAGGCATCCGCTTTATCTAAGGAATGATGCCCAGCCGATTGTATGGCGCGATGCTCTGTGAAACCTGCCGCGACCGTGGCGGCCCAATGGGTCCGGGATGGATCATGGAGCTCGGCGCGGACGAGAACGGCCGGCGCACCGTCACGTACCGGCCGTGCCAGGAATGTATCGGAGGGACGGCAAACTGCTGCGGCGACGCAATAACCCAGGCCGGCAATCCTGAACCTTGCGGGGAGAAAGCACATGACTGACTTTGAAAGCCGCGTCCATTGGCTGATCGGCGAGGCGCATGCGAAGTGGGCCGAGCGTTTCCCGGACAGCAGCGTGCCCGTCGCGCCATGCTCGTCCCGCGACGACGAAATCGCCAAGCGGGTCGCCGAGGACTACCGACATTATTTCCGCTGGTCGATCGCGCTGATAGCGGTCGCATACCTGCTCGGGGTGATGACGCCGTGGCTGGCGTGAGATGAGCGCCAAGCCTCCGCATGACTCGCAGACGGCAATCCCGCTTCACTGTCGCTGCGATCCAACGGGCCAGACCCCGTGCCTTGGTGGTTGCGGTTATATCTGTCGCCGCATTGAGCACCTACGGCCCGATCTTGCGGCACTGAATAAACCGGCTAGGAAATCGAGCAATGCCTGACGCTGAACAGACGACTGACGGCGCAACCCGCGAGCCGGGCTGGTACGTGATTTACGACGCGGCCGGGGCGTTCCTGTCGTTGTGCTGGCTACACGACGGCTGGTGGGACGGCGGGAACGAGCTTCCCGAATTGCCGGCGGGGTGGACGGTCGGGTCGTCGCTTGCCGACGTGCTGCGTGACGCGAAGCGGTATCAATGGCTATGCAGACATGAGGGCGAGCAGGTGAGAGACAATGGGCGATTGTTCATAACCTGCGTGCCGCCGGAAGAGATCGACGCCGAGATCGCCCGCGAGCGCAATGGCTGAGCGCTCGCTGCCGTGCGGGCTGACGCCCCGGCTCCTGTCGCGAGACGGCGCCTCTGCCTATTGCGGCATGTCGCCGACCCATTTTGACGAGCACGTCGCGCCATCCGTCCCGCCGCTCGTCATGGGGCGGCGAAACCTTTGGGACGTGAAGGCCTTGGACCGCTGGCTTGACCAACGCTCCGGGCTCGGCGACGTTCTCCGGCCGGTTGACGAATGGCTGGGGGGCTTGGGGGCCGATGATCGTGCGCATTCGCGGCGTTAAGCGCGTTCGCTCGAAAGGGCGCACCTACTACTACCACCGCGCCACCGGCACGCGGATCACCGCGCCGCCGCACTCCGCCGCGTTTGTCGCCGAGGTCCACCGGCTCGACGAAACCGCCGCGACCGGCGTGCAGAAAACCCTGGCGGCGCGCAAAAAAGAGGGGCCGGGCGCACCGTACCGCACCGGCACATGGGGCGCCCTCGTCGCCGCCTACCGCACTAGTCCGGAGTTCTCCCGCCTCGCTCCTCGCACCAAGAGCGATTACGGCAAGGTGCTCGACTACCTTGCGGCGCTCGACGACATGCCGCTTGTTCAACTCACGTCGGCAACCTGCCTCAAAATCCGAGACAGGGCCTTCGCGCAGCACAAACGCCGGTTCGGCAACTACGTCGTCCACATGCTCTCGGTTGTGCTCGGGTGGGGCAGGCCGCGCGGCTATGTCATCGAGAACGCCGCGCTCGGTCTTCCGAAGATCGCCAAGCCGCGCGACGCACCCGAAGCGAACCGCGCCTGGTCGGACGACGAATGCGCCGCTGTGCTCGACGCCGCGACCGGCGGGCTTAAGGTCGCGGTCGCGCTCGCCATGTGGGCCGGGCCGCGAGGCGAGGATGTCGTGCGGATGTCGTGGTCGGCATATGACGGGCAGCATGTCGAATGGCGCCAGGGCAAGACCGGCAACGCCGTATGGCTGCCGGCGGACTATCGGCTGCGGGAAATCCTCGATGCGACCCCGAGGGTGGCGACGACCATCGTCACGGGCGCGTCGGGACGGCCGTGGAAGCCCGCCACGCTGCGGAAAGAGTTTCGGGCGCTGATCTTGCGGCTGCTGGCGGATGGCCTCGTGCGGCCCGGCATCACGTTCCATGGGATGCGCACGACGGCGGGGAAGAACCTCGGCGACCTCGGCGGCGACATTCGGGCGATCCAGGCGCGGCTTGGGCACAGCTCGCCGAACATGGCGCTGCATTATAGCCGTGGGTCCGATCGGAAAGAGGCCGCCAAGAGGGCGGTGCATGTGCTGGAGCGGAGGAAGAGGTGAGTAGCCGCATCATGGATCGCATAGAACGGGTCTCCGACGATCATTATGTCGGTTGGTGGGCTTGTGAAGGGGGGCTGGAGAATTCCTATTTATACATCGATATCAGGGAAGGAACTATGCGAATCTCGTGCTGTGAAGGTGAGCGCGGCGAACGGCGAGTCAGCTTCATTGTGGACCGGACCAAGGCTTCCGACATCGTCCGCTCAGCCGCATGGGCGCTGGGCTTGGAGCCGGCCGATGGGAGGACGGGAGAAGAAGTCGTGTCCCAGATAAAACGCATGCAAGACTTCCTCTGCGAGAAAGGGCTATTCGCTGCTTACTCAGATTGGGCGATGGAAAATCCTTCCGGAATCTCTGACGAATTGCCCAAAACGAAAAGCTAACCCCCAAATTGGTGCCATTCGAGCGGCACAGTGCTGGAACGGAGGAAGAAGTGAACCCCAAGACCGATACGATTCGGACGTTTGTCGCAGCGGTCCATCAGCAAGGCAATCAGCGGCACCTTAACGCAGCACCCAAGGGCCCCGATCCGATTGACGTAATTGCTTCCGTTATCGCTGACGGGCGAGGAGCTGATGCGGCCGGAGTGCCAAGAGTAGGACGGCAAACCCGAAAGAAAGCGAAGGCCGTTTTAGATGCGCTCGACGACGCCGGTTGGCGCATTCTTCGCAAGTGAGGGTGGAAAACGGTTTTCCAAAAATTCCGGTATAGCGGCGGAGTTTTCCAAAGTTGCAGAAATGCCACCTTGCAAATCAACACGGAAGAGTATCGTCCCCGGTGGGGCGCGCGGTCTTCAAATCCGAGCGGCATTTCCGGTTTCCGCGCTGTCGCCGAGCGGTTTTCCACGAATCCCGCCGCCCCGTTCTCATGGGCTTCACCCTGATATGGAAAACGACCCCTCGGGGCTAATGGAAGATCGCGACACACTCGTCCGACGGGCCTCGCTCGCCGCCGTCGCAGCGTTCGCCGCGCTATGGCTCTACACCGCAGCCCACATGCTGCTGGTGATCGCCAGCGGCGCCGTTCCCAATTAGGCCCCGTGGTCGCCTGGATGAAGTGCCGGCTGTTCGGCTGGCACAAGTGGCGGGGCGAGCGCTGCCTTATCTGCGGCCGGTCGATCTGGCGAGCGCCTACGCTGCACTAGCCACACCCCCTCGCCATAGGAGTCACGATGCCGTCCTCCTCTCTTCAAAGATTGCTTACCGGCCTGCAAACGCCGAAGGTCGTCGATGTTGCCGCCAAGGCGATGTTCGACCTCAATGTCGAGCAGCTAGAGTGGGATCGTGTCCACGAGAGCGTGCGGGAGGGCTATCGACATTCGACGCGCGCTTGCCTCGCCGCCGCGTGCCGCGAGGTCAGCGGCTGGGTCACTGACCGGCCTGACGCTGGTTGATCGGCACGACGGCTCCGGTACGCTGCTGCCGATCGCCATCCGGAGACGCTCTGCGGCGCAGACCGCAAGGCCACGAAGAAATTCCTAAGGTCAGCTTTTTCGGTAGGTGTTGGCGCGTCGGATTGCTGGCCAGCCAAATATGCGCCAACGTCTGGATGAAATTGTGGGTTGTATGGTCCAATTAAAGTGATCGCAGACACGTCTCCGCCCCAAAAAGACCAGTATTATTTGTTGCTTCACCCTCCAAAAACTTCGTCTAGGGAGAGATAGCGATCGTTTTCCTCTTTTGATGGTTCCCGGGCAATGGCGGCTGCCATCCGCGGATCATCCAGAAGCTCCGCGAGGTGTACAAGAACGTTAAACTGGTCAACGCTAACAAATACGCCGATGATGCGATCCCCGTCATAAATGGGGAAGTGGCCCATTTCGACGGCGCGTAGATATTCCTCCAATTCACGCGCGATCGCAGATGGCAGCCGGTACCGCTCCGACTTTCCCGAGCGTCGGGTTGTGGTGCTCAGCGTCATGAAATAACCCATTCCCTAACAGACGCGCGCATGCAGATCAAACGCTGGCCCCCGCGAATCGATCTCATGCCCGCCCGTCCTAGTTCAAGGTGTCCGCGCATCACGACACACAAACGCCGCCGAGTGTTGTCGGCAAAACACTCTTTGTTATATCATATTGCATGCATATGACTCTGATGAGCGGCCACCGACCTCGATCGGCCCGCTTGTTCGCTGGTTGATGTTGCCGCCCGTGTACATACCATCCACGTGCACCTCGCCTGAAAGCTCTGCCACCAACTCCTCAAATCCAAGCTTGGGTCGTCTTGTGGAGATTTGCGCGGAATGGGCCGCGTAACGGTCTGCCATGCGGCGATGGAATTCCAGTTGATCCTTGACAAGGACCATATGTCGTGCGAGAAAGGACACAACCTCTGCCTTTGCGGGTAAGGGGGTATAGGAGCGTGGATGACGGTCGCCCCTTCGATTCTGTCAGTCTCTGGCGGAGGCGGAGGGATTCGAACCCTCGCCGGGGGATGATCCCGGTACGGTTTTTAAGACCGCTGCTATCAGCCACGCCTCATGAGATAGATACTGGCCAGCATCATCATCGAATGTGTTCGAAGGGTCGGGACCGAGAACGTCTCGACCCTTCTCCCATACTAGATCGCATCGATGTCCTCCAGCGCAGAGTCAAGCATGCGGATCACCATATCGCGTGGCAAGTTGAAGGTTCGCATTACGGCCGCGAGCACCCCAGGAAGCACACAGACCGAAACGGGCTTAGGATAAGCGAAAAGCGCTTCGGTTAGCTTGTTTCCAAGCTCACCGCACTGGCGGACGAACTCATTGGGATCGATCGTCTTGGCGTCGTCAGCCATCTTGTCTTTCGTCACTGCCCGGCCTGACGTTGGTTGATCGGCACGACGGCTCCGGTGCGCTGCTGCGGGTCAACCTGCCCCGGCGGGTGCGTGAACAGCCCCGCAAGGCCGGTGAACACCGCCCCGGCCGCCGTCAGGTAGCCGGCATAGTATCCCGGCACGACCGGCGCAAAGCCGCTGGCGATCAGCGCGAGAGCCAGGAAGGCCATCGCCAGGGAGCGCATCCAATTGGATGTCGTCATTCAGTCCGATCCGCGAATCGGAAAGGCGCGACCCGCCCTGGCCGCGCCTCGCCGGATCACATGCCGCTCGTTTCGTCGTACTGCCCAGGCGCGACAAAGGTCGTCGGGGGCGGCGTGACGACGGCGGCCGTGATGTTGACCGTCAACGCCGGGAAGACGATCGTCGGCTGAACGCCGGCCGGGTCTGTCCATGTCGCAAACAGCGTAGGCGACTCGGTCGGAGCCGATGCGCCGGCCGTGAAGGTGAAGGTGACGCCATCGGAAGCGAGCGCCACGGAGAGGTCGGACGGGCTCGCTTCGCTGAGCGGCATCGACCAAGTGATTTGCGAGCCGGGAAAGACCTGCGGCGTCGGAGACGAATCGACGCACTGGACCCCATCCGACGATCCGCCGCCGGTGAGATTGATGCTCGTGACGATGCTCATGTCTGCTGAACTCCAATATTGCCCAGGCGGGGCGTAGGGGATTGTCGGGTTGACCTCCGATTCGATCAACGTCAGCTCGGCGCTGATTGCGTCCAGCTCCGAATTGACGGTGGCGAACTGGCTGTTCAAAAGTGCTGTCAGGGTCGCGGCAGTGGCGGTGACGAGCTGGCTCAGGGCGGCTATCGCCGCCTTGATGGCGGCAGTGTCGCTTTGCAGGTCGGCGATTACGCTGCCCTGGCTCTTCTGGTTGTTGATGACCACGTTGATGTTCTCAACGATCTGCACGATGTCGGAATTGGTAGCCGTTTGGGCGACTGCCGCATCAGCGTGGTGGTGGAACGGAGTGTGCATGGGGCTATTGTAGCACGAGCCGAGCCATTGGGCTATTGGAGGTTTTTACCCGGATCGCGGTCGCCCTTCTGCTCGATCGTTTTCCGCTTTGCCCTCACGGCGTCGTCCAGAGCGTGCAGCGCCCTCGTGATATGGTGGTCGCGCACCACCCTGCGGCTGGCGTGGTAGTGATGCGCCGGCGGGGGCAACAGGACGATTGGCGCGGGCTCTGGTGGAGGCGACGCTACAGGCGGGGTCGCCGCAGTGCAGCCGCCGAGCAACAGCAGGGCCGGCAGAAGCCTCATCGCACGCGAATGTTTTCCTTCGTCGCGAGCTGCACCTTCAAGTCGGCGAGGGCCTGGAGCATGATCGCGTTCTGACTGTCGATCTTGTCCCATCGGCTCACGTCGCTCGCGTAGTGCTCCGCCTCTTCCTTCTCGACGTAGGTCAGCCGCTCTTCGACCGAGGCCGCCTTGGCTTCGTCGGCGGCGATCCGGTTGAGGGCAGAGTCGATGGCGTACTGACTGGCGCGCTGTGATGCGTTGATCGCGTCCGACAGGTGCCAGGTCGTCCCTACCGCAGCGCCGACGATCATCACCGTGCCAGTGACCAGCGTCACAATCATGGAGGCCCCAGGCGAGACATCCTTCAACGCGGTCAATGCGTTCTCGCCCCACGCCCACAGAGGAAAACTACGTGAGACATATGTACCATTACGAACGGTCATGGCGATACCGAAAATCTGCCAAATTGCTCATGGCTAACAATTTTCAGAACCGGCCGTGCCCGACAAGGAGCCAGATAACCAGGATCACCAGCAAAAGGCCGCCAATGCCGAACCCGCCCCCATAGCCCCAGCGGCTGTAGCCAAAACCGCCGCCGCAGAGCAATACGACGACCAGGATAATCAGGATCAGGTCCATCAGGTTTCCCTCTTCGCCTCGCTCGCTGCCGCCTGTCGCGCAACCTCATCTTCCCGGCCGCGCTTCTCGCCAGCGAGGTCGGAAGCCATTGCCGTAGCCGATACCAGTGCGTCTTTCATGCTGTTGGTCGCCAGCTCGACCTTGTGAATGTCGTTCGCGACTCCATCGATCTTTTCGGTTGCCGACTGAGCGTGCGTCGCCGCCATCAGGGCTGCGTGCTCCGCGCGCTGTGCCGCCCGCCCGGTGCGAATGAAGGTGCCTACCGAGATGATAGCGGAAACAATGATACCGCCCGACATCGAGGCCATGTAGACATCAGACCAGCTCACGCGAAGGGCCCCTGCCCGGTCATGGATTCGCTATCCCAACCGCCGCAAGCATTCCCTGAGCTTCCTGGAACGTCGGGTAAGGGCCGCTCGCCTGCCAGCTTTCCGAGCTGTTCGGCCCGACCTCGCGGAGCAACAGAAGCGCCACCGCTTGCTGCACCGCTTGCGGCGCCTTGTCGGCGGAGGGATACGCAGTCAGGTCAACCCCAGCCAGCATGCCAAAGGACTGCCATGTGCTGAGAATGAATTGGAAAATGCCGCGTGCCGAGCTTCCGGGGTTGGCTGCGGTCGGGTTCCAACTGCTCTCCCGCTCGCCAATGAGCCAGAGCAGCGCCGTCTCGGCCGGGCTTGGGTTGTAGGCGTACATCAGCCGCTACCCGTTGGGCGTGGGGCCGGTCGGCAACGTCGGCGACGGCACGGTCGGCGGCGAGACGGGGTTTGCCGGGACGATCGGGGTCGTCACCGGAGCCGTCGTCCCGACCATCGGCACCGTCGTCACCATGCCCGGCGTCGCGTTGACCTGCTGCAGCCCGACCTGCAGGTTGTGGAGCGCCACCGCCTTTTCCATGATCAGCTGCGGCAGGAGCTGGTCGATCTGGCTCGAAACATCCGTGACCGCTCCGCCGAGGCTGCCAGCGGCCGTGCAGCCCGAAAGCCCCAGCGCCAGCACGGCGGCGCAAACCGCTTTGCCAGTCATGATATTTTCACCCCGTCCTTGGCCGCTTGCGCCTCGCGCTCGACGACGCACACCTTCACGCAATCCTGGCCCTCCGGCACCGGGCAATACTCGCAATGCGCCTTCTGCGTGCCGCCGCGCCATTTCGGCTGCCCGGCGGCGTCGTAGGGCGCGCGGTCGTCTACCGGGAACAGCTCGCGCCTGCGCTTGCCGACCGCCTCAGCATCGAACACGCCTGGGTTCATGACGGCTTGTGCCTCGCTTGCTCTTCCAGTGTCAGCGGCTGCGCAGTTTCCTCGCGCCTGATCTCCGCCAGCCGGTCGCCGATCGCGCCCAAGTCGGCGAATACCGACTGCGGCACCGCGCGCGGCATTGGCTCAATATAGCGCGTATGGCAGGACTGCGCATCCCAGCTCGTCTTCGCGACGCCGCAGTGCCGGCACTTCTCGTCAACCACGGCACCGTTGCCCTCGTGCTCAGTGACCGGCTTTCTGCTCATGGCCCATATCCGTAAGTGGAGCTGATCCCCTCCATGGGGTAATTCGCATATGTCGAGTTTCCTCCGACGCCGGTCATCATCAGCGTATGCGCGGCTGCGGCCTGCGTCGGACTGTACCCGAGGGCATGGGCCATGTTCATAGTCGCCGCCGACGTGGCAAACCGGCCATCGTAGGACAGATATGATCCGCTGCCTTCCCAGGTCCCGTTGCTGATCGCCGGGCACGACGCATTGACCACGAAGCCTGCCGACCATGTGTCGCTCTCCGTGAACGTCACGGGAGTTCCGGGACACGCCGCCGTCGTTGAGAGGGTGCCCTTGAGCAGCGGGTAGGTCGCGTCCGGGCACCAGTAGTAAGTTCCTGTCTCGCTGAGCGGTGGCGGCGGCCAAGTGCCGCGATTATACGGGTTGGGGGTTCCTTCGTTCTGAGCGTAGACGTTCACTGGCTTGATCAACGACAGCGCCGGCATCGCGACCCTTGATCCGGTTGGGTAGTCGTACCAACCCGAGAACATGATCGTGTCGTTGCTCGCGACACCGGGGCTCACGATCGCATTTGAGAGCGCGACCGTGCTGCCGCTGATCGTCGCGACAGTGTTCGGCGGGATCGCCCCGTTGTTGTCTCCTGGACCGCATCCGCTTGACCCGCAATCCATGACCATCGTAGGGCCGGTAACAGCAGAGATCGCACCATCCATGCTCATCGTCGTGGTGCCGATTCCGGCCGCCGCCGTCGTGCGCGAGGTCGAGCCCCCAGCGCTATTGCCGGCGTATTCCCCGTTCGCCCAATTCCAGGTCGTCGCATAAACATCTGTCGTCCCGGCCACGGAGTCGAAATTGGACCCGAAGAAAACATTCACGTTATATCGGCCAACAGTCGAGCAAGCTATGTTGGAGCACCAGTTTGTATTCGGCAGGCCGGCCTCATTCTGAGCCCATGGTTCGACGTAGGAATTATAGTCGTAAGCGCAGGGCGCATCTGTGTTTGGCACTTGGTAGTTGTTCATGAAGTACCCGGCATCGGTGAGGATGTCGCTGTACTTTCCGCCCCAAAAGACGCCGGCCTGCATCATCTCCCAAGCCAGATAGCTGTCCTGCCACTGGATTGTGGACATCGTGACAACGCCAGGGTTAACCGTGGTCAAGTTGTTGGGATTTAGCAAAATTCCCAAGCCCGTCATGTCGTAACTTTTGGTGCCGTTTGTCCCTTCCGGCACGTTCATGGACCCGACATAGGGCCAGTAAGCATCAAGGAACGTGAAGCTCTCCTTCATGACCGCTTCCAGGTATGGTTGCTCCGGCCGTGACGACGGCAGGAACCGTGCGGCATTCATGATCGGGGCCAGAGTCCACGCCATGCCGCGTGTACCCTGGCCCATCATCCACGGGACGGGATTATAGGTGGTCGATGTGCCATTGAGAGTGACCGCCCAGCTCAGCGGGGTCGTCTGGGCAATCCCAGCGACGGCGGTCATCATCTCCAAGGTTAAGGGATCGCCCTCAATCAGATAGTCAGCAAGCAGCGTGGTCGACGGGAAATGAGTAAAGGGCGGCTCGACAGGGGTTCCGCCCTGGTCGGCAGCCACCTGGACGGAGCCCGCGCCGTTGGCCACAAACTGCATGTCGTAGATGCCGGACAGCGGCAGCGAGTTGGCGCTAGTCCGCGTCGGCGTCAGCAGCGGATATGTCGTCGAGCTGATCATGTTGACCGGGTAGCCCGTCGCCGGCTCAGCCGATCCGCCTATGGCGCCCCATGTGCCGATCGCCGACAGTCGGATGTTCTGCAGAAAGGACAGCCCCTTATCCGATGCCGAGTCCACCGCAAGGTAGTAATTCGCATAATTGTACGGCATCGGGGCGAGGAAAAGATGCGAGCCGCCCTCTTCCCAAGATGGCACGCTGTCGGTATTGCAGTAGCAAAGCGGGTAATAGCTTCCTTCGTCTCCCGACATCGACTGGTTGCCGGTGGCCGAAAGTGTCTTTGTCGAGATCGGGATTGTCTCGTCGCAGCACGGAGTCGCCAACTCCGACCCTTTGAGGTCAAGCTTATCGGCAGTCGTGAACGTCGAGATTACGGCATTGAGCGCGTCGCTGTTGGCTGACCAATCGGGCCGGCCATCGGGGCGCAATGTCGCCCACCCGGTCTGACCGTATTGATAGATGCGGGTCCATGTCGTTGTCGAGCCGTCACTTGCGCCCCGGATTTCGGTAGATCCGTTCATCCAGTCGGCGTCGTAGTCGTTCATCGGGATCGAGCCGTGGTTGATGTAGACCCCGTTCGTCACCATCGCCACAGCTCGGAAGGCATAAGTCGTGCCATCAGCATACTTCCAGCGCTCGACGATGATCTTACAGTGCAACCACGTGTCCGGCGTGCTCGCGGAATCGTCGAGGAATGCGCCCCATCCGACAAACGTGTCCTCTAACTGCCCCTCTTCGGTCTGTTGCAGGGTCGTCCCGGAACCGCCAGCGGCGATCGTATTGAAGTCGCAGGTGCCGTTGCCGCTGCTGAGGCCGGTCGTGTTACCTGGACACCCGGCGCCGGGATTGGTGATCGTGATTGCCGTCGCGTCGTATGGCGCCGAGGAATTCGATGTGATCGTGTACTGCGCGTTCGTAGTGCTGCACCCCGACATCGTGAACGGCCCCATCGTCCCGCAGGGATTGCAGCTCTGATCGAGCGCCGGCTCTGGATGGCGAAGATACCCGGAAGTGACAGAGCCTCCCGAGACATAGAAACCGAAATCGACCCACTGCCCGGTATTGCCCCACGCCGACGACAGGGTCCGCGCCATCTGATTGTCGTTGGTGATGTGGACCTTGTAGTCGCTCGATCCCGTAACACAGGTGATCGTCGAAATCGTGCAGCTCGACGTGTGGTCGTAGCTCCCCGAGGTCGCCGTGTAGGTGATTTGCTCGGTGGCTCCGGCGGCGAGCTGCGGCAAGAAATATTTGAACCGGCAGCCCATCAGCGAGCCGTCGTTCCAGAACACGCAACTATCAGCCTGATAGCGGATCGCCGTAGCGCCGATCGACGGGACGGCGATGTCGCCGGAAGGTATCTGGCCGTCCGCAAAGCCTTTGAAGTTCGACCAGGCGAAGCAGGTATCGCCGCTCGTCATGCAGGTCTGATCGGTCCCGACCGGCGTCGAGCTTCCGGCAGAGTTGTAGACCGAGCGGGTATCCGTCGCGGTCGGGACGTTAGAGCCGGTAATGTTGAACGACTGATAGAACGGCGAGTTTGTGGCGCCGCTGAGTGTGGCCTGGAGGCAGATTGTGTAGCTGCCGGAGTTGACCGTGCTGCCGCCCGCATTGAGCGGCACCGTCGATGGGAGCGCTGTCCCCGGCACGGCGAAGCTGCTGTTGTTGGTGCTCGTGCAGCCGGATTGCGTCGCCAGCGCGAACGTCGCGCCGTTCGACGACCCGCTCGTCATCGCGAGGCCGATCGTGATGCCGGTCGCGGCACCGCCCGTAACCGGCGTGGCGAAGGTAAGCTGGGAAAGCTGAATGGCCGAGATCGTGATTGGTGCGGCCGGATTGCACGTCACCACGACAGCCTGCGTGTACGGCGACCCGCCGAGACCGGCCTGCGTCGCGACGATGTTCAGATTGAGCGTGGTCGTGCTGCCGCAGGTCGGCGTGCTGCCGTTGGTCGTCAGGTTCGCCGGCAGAGTTGTGCTCGACAGCGAAAAGTCAGCCGCCGCAGTGCCGGTCAGCGACAGCGTGCCAGTAAAGAGAGGGGACATCGGGCTCAGCGTCACCGCGACGGCGGCGATCACCGTTCCCGAACTCGCCCCGCTCGTATAGCTGCCGGTTGACGGCGAGACGCTGGCGATCGACTGGCCTGCCGGCGGCGATCCGCCCATAAAATGCAGTAGACGGGCACTAGCCGGCGAGAGCGCCGCGAGCAGTAAGAACAATGCCAGCCATAACCGCACGACCCTCAACACCCATACCCCGCTGAGTACGTGCAACCCAAGAGCCAATAGGGAACGGCCCCGCCAGCGGTGGCATTGATCGGGTTGTAATTGGTGATCGTAGTATCGGCGTCGGTAAAATCACCCAGCACTGCCTTGGCATAGCTCGCATCGGCCTGGTACTCGGCGAACCGGCTGTCGCTTCCGGCGCGCCCGCTTGGAAGTTCCCAGTTAGCGTTACTGCCACTCGGGCACGAGGCGTTCGGGACGATCCCCCAATTGGATTGCGTATTGGCCGTGAAGGTCAGCACTCCAGTACACGATCCGCCCGAGAATCCCGTTGCGACCTCGCCGTGGGTGGCATCGGTCGGGCAGTAGTAGTACCAGGTTCCCTCTACGGCTGGCGGTGGGGGCCACGGCCCGACGTTGTATCCGTAGGGCGTCATTAGACCTTCGCCCTGCTCATCGACGTTCGCAGGAGTGATCCGCGATCCAGCGGGCATCGGCGTCCCAGACGATAACGGGTAGTCGGTCGTATTCCCTCCGACGCTAGTTAGGACGCTAGACCCGTTGGTCGTCGTCCAACCGCCTTGATGCTCGGGGATGATGTTGCTGAGCATCGGCTGCTGCGGATTAGACGGATCGGTACTGTTCCAGCCCGGTATCGGTACGAGACCTCCGATCGTCGTCAGGAGTTCGTCGGGCGTGTAATCAATTGTGTTGTACGGGCACGATTGGCCCGTTTCCTTGACGAAGTAATTCCGCACCATGTAGGTGATGATCTGATCCAGGTCAGGAAATGTGTGGTCGTACCACTTATACTCTTTCAGCAGCTCCATGACCCAGTACCCGGCCATGAACTGTGCCAAAACCTGATTCCCGCCGCAGCTCTGGTACTGACCCATCGTAGCGAAGCTGGCAGAGCGTGTGTCGCCAGTCGGGCCGTACCCATTGCCGCACTGGCCGACGAACTCGACGACACGCCTGATGATCGCGTAGTCGATGCCGTTCAGGTATTGGTAATACGACTGGTCCGGTTCGGAGGTTGGAAGGAATGTGGCAGCCTGTGCTATCGCCGACATCGACCACGCAACCTGCCTGACGCCATCTCCGGTGCAGCCGGCCGTCGGCGTCGTAACTGGCGACGTGCCGGTGCTGAAATAGATTTGACGATCGGTCGTGTAGCACTCGATGGCCGCCGCGGATGCGGCATCGTCCATGGCACGCAGTACCCAGCGCTCGCCCTCGATCATATAGTCAAGCTGGAAGTGCCCCGAACCCCAGTGACCCCAATCAAGCACAGTCTGGCCGGCTGGCTGCGTTAGGGGCGTGGCTCCGCTGGCAGTCATGTCGTAGGTCGATGCGGTCGACCGCACCGGGGTCATAACGGATGCGGAAGACCAGCCCGAGGAGCCGATGTAGTTGACGGCGTACCCAGTCGCCGGCTCCTTGTTGCCGGCAGTGATCGCGTACTGCCCCGCTGCGGCCATGCGCATGCTCTGCAGCCACCCCAGACCGTGATCCGACGCGATCGGGGCGACGAGATACCACATCGCCTCATTGAGCGGCAGCGGGCCGACGAAGTTATGCGAGCCACCGTTCCCGAGCACCAGGACCGCATCCACGCAATCGAAACCGAATGGATAGTAGGAACACTCGTCGGTAGACCCGTTCTGCGTTCCCGTCTCTGTCAGCACCTGCGGCGTGACGAGGCTCGACGTGCGCGCGTTGTCGTCGTAGGGCGGGATCAGCCCCGTGCCCTTCAGGTAGGACTCATCCCCGGTCGACGGCGTCGGGAAGACTGCCTTCAATACTGCGTCATTGGCCGAGAGCGCCCCTGTCGAATCGAAATTGTCGACCTGGTTATTGGCATCGTTCGTCAGCCAGCCGCCGAACAGCGGATGCTGAATGCCCTCGTACTCCGGGTTGGCCGTCACCCCACTGCCGCCGCACCAGCCGCGGATCGGAGCTGAGCCGTTCTGCCAGCAAGCATCATACGTCCAGCTCGGAACGGTCGTGCTGGCTTGGTAGAAGCCGGAGCTTATCATCCCGTTCGCACGAAACCCGTAGGTCGTGCCGTCGACGTTCTTCAGGTGCTCGACGATGATGTCGTAGGCCAGCCACGGATGCGGCGCGCCTCCGGTATTGTCCAAGCACGGGCCGTGAGCCTCCCACGCGTCATCGAGCGGCCCCTTTTTGAACTGGACCGCAGTGGATGCCGTCGTATTGAACTCGCAGACGTAGCTGCCGGAGCCGTCGACGGCACAGCCCGAACCGCCGCTGACG